CTTTTTTTTTCATTATGTGATATAATGCAAATACGAACATAAAAAGCAGAACACATGAAAAAAACCGTCCTGCAATCTATCAAAGGCTTCCACCTCTTTGATAGATACTTAAAATATGTTCCCATACAACATATCGAAGCCAGAACAGCTTTTTTCATATGTCCTGAGTCTATTGTACCACGAACGGTAGAAAAAATGCAAGACAAAAAAGTTAAAACTTCGTTAATAAATCATGTTGTGAAGGGAACACAACATGGTTTTTTTCATTATAGGAGGTTTAACTGATGAAAGAAAAGAAACTGACAGTATCGAAAAGTGTTGCTTTAACGCAAGCAAGTCAAAGCATGAGCTTGACTGAATACAGGCTGTTCCTGTACGTTTTAGCGAAAATCAATCCTATGAACATAGAAAAAACAAAAGGAGAAATCTACATCAATACGGACGAGTTCAAAAAGATTTTCCCGACCAAAGACAGAGGAAATGGATATCTTTTGACAGCGGTTGAGAACAGTCGCAACCAGTGTTTCACATTACAGGACGGACAAAAAATAAAAGTGTGGAAAGCGATAAGTTTTGATGGTGATTACATTAAAGCACAGTTTTCTGATGAAATATTGACACATATTACAGACCTTAAAGGCGGTTATGTGAAATACCCTCTGGAAGAAATCAGATGGTATACTTCACTGCCAGCTATACGCCTTTATGAAATCCTTACTCAGTGGGCGAAGAAAGGCGAAAAAACCTATAGTGTCAATCAGCTTCAAGACATTTTAGGTGTAAATTACAAAATCCCTCGGGTATTTTTTGTAGTCTGTCTGAGTAAAGCCTGTAGAGAAATAGCACAACAAGGAAGGTTCTCGATTGATATTCAAAGAAACTATGACAGAAAAAAATTTACAAGTATATCAATCCATATGCATAAAAATGATTTTGAGCTTATCCCTACAAAGAAAGCTCTTGCATATGAAGCCGGGGAATATGACCGCAAAAGAACCAAGAGAGAGGAAAAGATTATGTTCTTTGCTTCCGCTTCCGTACTTAAACAACAAGAAGAGATAGCTAAGAAAGTAGAAGAACAGATGTCTGATTTCCCGATACCGACAAACAACGGAGCGACTGCGAGCCTGACTTTTAAACTCGGTGAGTGGCTTGAAGAAAAAATTATAAACCCTGTAGCAGAAACAGTGCAAAAAGTTGCTGATGTTTTACCGCCAATTACTCCGGAGCCTGTGATGGCAGTAGCTACTCCTACCCCAGTACCAGTAATGACAACGCCTATCAAGCCTGAATCTACGGCGATTTCTACACCTGTACCGACAAGTACATCATCAGACATACCTGCTTATGTCCCTGAAACATATAGAAAAGCCCTTACGAGTAAAGAAATAGCAAAGGTTCTTAACGTCTTTGATGTCAGAGGCGTGTTTGAGTATCTTAGAGAAGACATTCTCAAACAGGCATGGGGCGTGTTCTGTGCTTCCAAAGACGAAGTAAAAGCCCCGGCTAACTACCTTGCAGGCGTGGTCAGAAACCTGTTGACTAAGATAGGGGTTGATATGCCGAATATCTTTGCTACAGGTGATACTGCTACAAATGCTGTAAACACCACTGCGACTGTATCAAAATATCCACGCAAAGTGGAATATGCGACCCCCCCAGTGGTAAGAAAGAAAGGTTTCCTTGACTGGGAGTCAAATTTCGATACAGATTTATTTGACTACGATGCCCCCGACACTTGCTGTACTGAAGCTGAAAGAATAAGGTACAGCAAAGAAGCAAAGAGGCGTTCTAAAGTTTCTGTGGCTGACATGGTGACACAGATACCTCTTGACCTGTACTGGAGACTTACAGACGAACAGGTTGACAAAATCTGCGACTACTATGAAAACGCAGGAGTATCTCTTGAATCTATGAAGACTGAACTTTCTGGAGCGTATCAGACTATAAACATAAAGAATGTTCAATCATCCGTAATGGGCGGTGATGCAGTATTTTACAAGCTGTGGGAAGCCATGCAAACACACCCAGTACCGCAGACTTCGGTAGAAAACGAAGCCTTGAAGAAATGGTGGGATAATTATTAAAAGCTTGACGATTAGTAAAACAAAACGTATAGAGTAAGATAATATTAAAAACATTCAAAAACATATTGATTTTATATTAAATATATGATATAATTAGTGTGAGGTGAGAATATGAAAGCAAATGAAGTTTTAAAATTGCTTAGAATTTCACGACAAACACTTACGAAATATGTAAAAGACGAAATAATAAAAGTTGAATTACTTCCGAATGGCAGATATGATTATGATGAAAACAGCGTGTATTTATTCTTAAATAAGGATTTGAAAAGAAAAACATACATTTATGCAAGAGTTTCGACATCTAAGCAAAAACACGACCTTGAAAATCAAATAGAACTACTCAAACAGTTTTGCTTTACAAATGGATATAAGATTTCAGGAGTTTACTCAGATGTAGCAAGCGGAATAAATTTTGAAAAAAGAAATAGTTTCTTTGAAATGCTTGACGACATTATTGATAACAAAGTAGAACGCATTGTAATTACCTATAAAGACAGACTTTCGAGAGTTGGTTTTGATTTGTTTTATCATTTGTTTAAAAAATACAATTGCGAAATTATTGTTATGAGTGAGGTTGGTTCGGAAAAACTTGATAGTCAAGAAATTTTCGAGGAAATTGTTTCTCTGTTGCACTGTTATTCTATAAAACTGTACAGCAAAAGAAAAATTCAAAAAATAAAAGAGGTGTTACAAGATGTCGATTCAGACAAGAGTTGAAAAGCATATAATTAAATCTTCAAATGCTTTCTTTTCTATGCTGATTGATTTTTGCCACAAATCTAAAAACCTGTACAATCATGCGAACTATCTTGTCAGGCAGGCTTTCACAAGTCAAGATAATAGTAAATGGATACGTTATGCGGAACTTGACAAGCTTCTAAAAGCCGATGAAGAATATCCCGACTACAAAGAAATGCCTACAGCACAGTCGGCTCAACAGATATTGAGAGTGCTTGATAGTAACTGGAAAGCGTTCTTTGCAAGTATCAAAGACTGGAGTAAGAACAAAGATAAATATTTAGGAAGACCAAAGCTTCCTAAATATTTAAAGAAAAACGGAAACTTTCTTCTAATCTTAACTAACCAGAACTGCAAATTAAGAAACGGTAGTCTTCATTTTCCTAAAACATTTAAAGGTTTTACACTTATACCAAGATTTATAAAGAAAGAAAACTTTGCTTCCTTTCAACAAATCAGATTTATTCCAAAAAGGAACAGAATTATTGCAGAGTTGGTATATAACATCAATGTTCCGGAAAAGAAATCAGATAATCAAAGATATATAGGCATTGATATCGGTGTAGATAATCTTGCAACAGTGTGCAATAATGCAGGCGAAAAAGCTTTTATAATCAATGGAAAGCCCTTAAAATCTATCAATCAACATTACAATAAGAAAATCAGTCACTATAGAGAAATCGCTAAAAGAATGAACAACAGTGAATATTCAAAAAGAATGGACAGATTGACGGAAAAGAGAAATTCTAAGATTGATGATTATTTACATAAAGCAAGCAAATACATCATTGACTACTGTTTGAAACACGATATTTGCACAATCATTATTGGCAAAAATAAAGAATGGAAACAAAATGTAAACCTTTCAAAGAGAATAAATCAGCATTTTGTTCAGATACCTTTTGCAAGACTTATTGAGATGATAGAGTACAAAGCAGAAGAATATGGTATAGCAGTTGTTACAACCGAAGAAAGCTATACAAGCGGTACGAGTTTCATTGACAATGAAGAACCTGTAAAAGAGAATTACAATAAATCAAGACGTGTTCACAGAGGGTTGTTTGTTTCCAATTCAGGCATTACAATAAACGCTGACTTGAATGGTGCTTATCAGATTTTAAAGAAAGTAGTCCCAATAAAATGGGATAGAGGGTGCGTGTTACATCCGTTTGTAGTAAATGTAGCGTAAATTACATTGAACAATAAAAAGAATATTTTATAAAAACTTTGAACATTGTTTCATATTTTTAATATTTCTTATAACATGCCAACGGAGGATTTGTGGAAATAACTCAGACGAACCACAATAATGGTTTGTTCTGTGATGATGAAGATACCGAAAAGGCTTATAAAAAAGAAATGAAAAGACAAGAAATTTTGGATAAGCTTGACTTAGGAGCTTATAGAAGACATAAAACAAATGATTATCCAGATGGTTGCGGACATTCACGTTCATCAGATGAAAAGATTTTAAGGGAAGCTTATGGCTGGAACAAAGACACTCAGACGTTCGGAAGCGAGTTTGGAAGTCTTTTGTCTACAATAGAATATAGCGTTCAGAACATCTCAAAAGTTATTAAGAGAAAACATGAAAAGCATAAACGCAAAAACATAGAGCTGTTTGTTTTCGTCACAGAAGAAGAATTCGACCTATTTGAGAAAGTAATTGAAAATTCTCAATGGAATCCCATAGATAAAAAACTCCTTGAAGAAATTTACGATACCTGCTTCAAAAAGATTTATCTTTCAGTCTATAACCTTGAAAAGCAAGACTACACATACAACGAAGATAAATTCATAGAGATTAATTGCGAAGTAAAAAAAATAAAGCGTACAACACTCATGCCGTACGCTTAGGGGTTGACCGAAGTCGCCTCCCGCAATTCATAAATATTATACCATAAGCAAACCAATAAGTCAAGCGAGGTGATTTTTTTGAATGAAAACGTAGTTATTATCGGAAGCTCTTATGCTCATAAAAGCCGTATTGGTCTTTGGTTCTGCAACGGAACTATAGAAAAGATAAGAGGGTGCGTTGTCAAACTTCACAATTCAGGCGTAAACTTTTCAACACATATGTTTCCTACAAACGGAGATACATGGCTTAAAGTATGCGAATACGACCCATACTTTAACGGCATAAGGCTTGTAGATACACCAGAGGACTTTATTGAAATGGTGAAAGCTGACAAGGACTTAACCAAAGAAGACGTTGCAAGGTACATAGCTTCTAAGGTCGATTGCGAGAATAGCACACTTGAAGAACTCTTACAAAAATGTTCTGCTGAATACTTCTATAGATACGCAGAAAAACTTTTTATCGGCACATCATATAAAGCTCAAAAGCCATTGCCAAAATCCGTAATTCTGAGAAGTCGTATTGTCAACTCAGAGAATGGAATACAAAAAGCATTGTTCATAGATAAACTGATACAAACTTGGTTAAAGTAACACAACCTTGCGGTAGAAATAGGAGAACTCAAATTTAAGCTTTCCAAAGTGAAGCACGATTTACTGTGTAATAATCGTAAATGCTCTTATTTTTAATTGTACGAGCCATTAAAGTCTAAGGGTATAGTTTTGCGAAAAAACCTATAAAGCTTAACAACGTGGCTGTACGGCGAAATAAAAAGCATTGTAGCGTTCAACTATTTATTTTGTGAGGTGACAGCTTATAACATTATGCACAAAATCAGCTTTGCTTTTTTTTATTGCATTTTTCTTGCAAAAGATATTGACTTTTTGAATACCATGATATATAATACACTTAGTGGTATTCAAAAAGAGAGGTGATACAATGAATGCACAGATTGGCAGACCGAAATCTAAAAACCCTAAGTCTACTCAGCTTGCTGTAAGACTTGATAAGGAAATGCTTCAAAAATTGGATAAGGTTGCCGAGAACAATTCAGAAACAAGAGTTCAAACAATAAGACGTGGCATAGATAAATTGTATTCTGAATTAAAAAAATGAGTTTGCTTAACTTTGGTCGGTCATAGCAAACTCATAAACGTAATCCGAAAGGAATTTACAAATCCATTATAGCAAAACCTTTCGGAAAAGTCAAGACGAAAGGAACGAAAAGAATGAACACAATCACAATCAACGAACACGAACTCACAATTAAGGTTTACAACAATCAGAGAGTTGTAACCTTTAAAGACATCGACACTGCACACGGAAGACCAGATGGAACGGCAAGAAGAACGTTCAACGCAAACAAAGAACGTTTCATTGAAGGCGAAGATTACTTCGTACGAAATTCGTACGAAGCCAAAAACGAATTTAACGCAATCGCTCCAAATGGTTTAGTCTTACTTACCGAAAGCGGTTATCTCATGCTCGTAAAGTCATTCACGGATAATCTTGCATGGAAAGTTCAGCGTGAACTCGTCAACAGTTACTTCAAAACAAAAGAAATTGCCGAAGTCCAGAAACAAATTCAGCCATCGGAAAACAACTCAGATGAGGTCAAGCTTATAAAGGCAAGAACCAAAATGGCGAAAATGTTTCTCAAGCTTTCAAACATCGAAACGCTTTCACCTGAATACAAGAACATACTTGTCGCAAAGTCCGCCGAAGCTCTTGCAGGCGAACCTGTTCTTCCACTTCCGAAAGTCGAACGTAAGACGTACTCAGCAACGGAAGTAGGAAAAATCCTTGGCGTATCAGCTATGAAAATCGGCAAACTTGCGAACCTTTACAATCTGAAAACGGAAGAATACGGAATTTGGTATCACGATAAAGCAAAATACTGTTCTAAAGAAGTTGACACTTTCCGTTATTTTGACGAAGGCATTGACAAACTCAAATCGCTTTTAAGCTAATCAGATTTCCTGAACATTTCCTTTATACGTTTTTCCATCAACCGTCACAGTTACAGTGGCGGTTTTCTTTGTTTCAGGCTTAGGTGTGGTAGTCTTTGCGAAGCCGTTAAGCCCTGCTGACTTAATGATTGCCGGGTAATCTTTATAGGCGTAGTTCATGTCAACGTCCGTACTTATGCCTGCGACTTTTCCTGCCCATGAATACTGCCATATGCCACACTTTTTATCAGGCTGAGAAACGTTTGGACGTGCATACCACAGGTCGAACCGTGAAGTAATTTCAGGCGTAAAGCGGTTGTTGAGGTAGTCAAGGTTCGAGTAGTTAATCGTGTAATATCCTGCCTGTTCAAGTGTTTTCAGGAAAGCTTTTGCGTTCTTTGTGAGTTGTTCCTTGCTGAGAGTGATGTTATGAACCCTCTTTACATAGTCGTAACTCTCGTACTCGAAATCGAAAGCAAGAGGGTATTCAGGCTTGTACGGCTTGATAACTTCCAGGAACGCTTTAGCTTCCTTGATTGCTTCTGCTTCCGTGTGTGCGTAAGAGAACCAATAGAAACCATACGGTATACCGTATTTAATACAGCCATTGATGTTGTTGAGAAACTGCTTATCCCTCTGACTTGCGGTATTGCCCATACCTGCACGGATAATGGCGAAATCAACTTGGCCTTTTACTTTTGACCAGTCGATAATACCCTGATGTACTGAAACGTCAATTCCTTTCTTCATTTATCGTTCTCCTCTCTGAGTTGAATTAATATATCTTTAAGTTTTTTCGGTAGCGGTACTCCTATATTCCCTGCGTTTTCCAGAATGGAAATGCTTTCATTTGCGAGATAGAAGCAGATTACAGCACTACGGAAGACTGAACCACTACCGAGAATTTGAGTGTCTACGATGTTCCCGACTATGACGATTGCGAGAATGAAACCTTTTTTCGCAAGCCCCTTGAAGCCCACAGCTGAGGAAAGGGACTTGTTGATTTTTGCGTGAACCAGACCCGTAATGTAGTCGAGGACTATCACGACCAGTAAGGCTATAAGCAAGCCGTCAATCTTCCCGAAAAGAAATCCGATGATTGCCCCGAGTAATGCTGAGAAAAACTGTATATCTTTGTTCATTTTGCCACCTCTATTCGATTTTTGTTGCCACGCCATCAATTATAGAATATGCTTCGATTTTGTCATCACAGTTTACACCAGAATGCACACCTTCAACTTGAGCAATAAAGTTGTCTGAAATTTTAGTCATTTTCCCAGATGAAGAAAGCTTTATATAATATCCGTTAAACTGTTCGTATACAAGAGGGAGCATTTTTACAAATACATTACCTTTAAATATATAAATATCTTTACCTACAGTGAGGCTTGAAAGATATGAATAATAAGAACCGGTAGGTAATGTAGGCATGGTGTTTGTGAGTTTTTTCAAGACATCTTCGTTAGGTTTGAAATAATAAATTTCTAAATTGGATGAAGATGGATTACCACCAAAAATATAAACCACATCATTTATAGCGGCTATTGTTGAGGAAGAACGAACAGTACTATTAAGAGTTCTACTTGTTTCTGTATCAGGGTCAAATTCGATAATTTTACCATCATCCCAAAAAACGTATCCTTTACCATCAACAACACAGGCATTTCCGTCATATGAAAATGAGGAAGGAGGAGATTCCAAAGCTACACAAGTATTTGCTTTGGGATTAAATTTCCAAATCACTCTACAAGGTGTGTTTAATTTACGTAGTCCAGGACATATGTATATAATACCATTGATTGTAAAAGCACATCCGCATGAAAAAGAAATGGGGCATGTTACAGAAAGTTGTATACAACTTTCTGTAACAGGGTCGAATCTGAAAATAGTATTCGTACCTGAAGAATAATCGCCATATTCTTCTCGACCGCCAAATATATATATATACCCACCAGATATCGCAGTTACTGGGTATATAATTGAATGAGGTAACTTAGTAGAAAGAATTTCACCTGTATTTGTAGTAGTGTCAAATTTAGCAATGCCTGATATTTCGTTAGTATTACTAGAAAGAGATTTTCCAAAAAAATATATATATTTATCAAACGAGATAGAAGAACAATATCCTGTCCCGCTTAAAACTTCAGGGGTTGATAATAATATAGGATTATTGGGTACTCTTAAATCACATTGTGTAAATCTGAAATCTTTTTTGCTCCCCTTTATCCACAGTCCGTCTTGAGTTGGCTGTGTTTCCTGCATGAAAACCGTGTAGTCGGACGTATTCGGTTTATCTTTCAAATCGTTATAGCTTCCTGTGGTTGCTACAGTCGCAAGACCGTTAAGTTTCTTTTTGTCGGTCGCTGACATCAACCCGTTTTTTGTGGTAGTCGCAACATCTTTTGTGGCACATTTTGCAATGTCAGCCTTGATTTCTGTATCGTCATAATTTGCGACAGTAGAAAGTCTTTGCTTTTCGGCATCTTCAATCAGGCTCATGCCATCAGCTTTATCTACTTTTCCGGTCTGCAAGGCTGAAATATCCGCTTTTACACTGGTATCGTCATACTGTGGGCTATCCGCAAGTTTAAAGTATTTCATAATAATTCACCTCTTAAAGATACGCAGTACACTGAACTTCAACCTCACCGTCAATTTCAGCGGTTATGTATACAGTGTCAATGCTTTCATTCTTAAACTCATTTACTGAAAATTCCTGACCGTGCTTGCTTTCAATACGAGCGGTTTCAGTTGCCCCGTGAGTGTCAGACACGAAAATGCTTCCTGCCGTAAAATTTTTGATAAGGAAAGAATATCCGTGTCGGTCAAAAGTGAAAGCGGTTTCTTCACCTGCGACTACTTGTTTTCTAATTAGTTTCATGTCATCACTTCCTTTTCGTATTTTTTTACAATCCTACAGTCTGGGCGGTATTTTTTCAACATCTCGTACCTCATAGTATCATATTTCGCCCACTGTTCGTTGTATTCCGCCATATACTCAGGGTCGTCAAGCTGAATTCCCTGAGCGATGTACACGTCTTTCAACCAATAAATAGATGCTTTATAGGCAGATGGTTCAAAGACTTTCAAAGTTTCAAGGTCTTGCTTCAAGTTGCGATTATAAGGGCAAAGAAAACAGCCAGTACGACTAAACCCATAATCTGTATAAGCTTTCGATAACGGCACAGCAAATTCCTTTATGAACTGGTCACACATTTCATCAGACCAGTCTATAATTGGTGATTTTTCAACCAATCCGCCTTCTTTTATAGTTGTGCAAACATTTCCATTTCTTTCCTTACGAGCATACGAAAACCCTCTTGCTCCACCTTCCGCCATTCGTATGCCTGTAAAATAACCCGATATACCATGCTCTTTCGCATATGTAGCAAACGGCTTTTTCTTCATTTCCCTACAGCAATGTTCTGAAATTTTGATGTTAAAGTCAGGGTGTGTGAAATGAAAATTTTTATTTGATATAACGAAAGACCTTCGTTTTTCATCAAACAGTAAACGTGATGTTTTACAGGTTGGGTCTTTTTGGTAGGCTCTTAAAACTTTTGATTTCAATTTGCTTAGTGCAGGTTTACCATAATCCTTTATAGCTTCAGCAAAAGAAATTTCGGGCTTAATTATTTCCACATTTTTATACCAGTTTTCAGATACCCAGTGAACGAAATCTTTTGTCGCTTTCAGTTCAATGCCTGTGTCACAAAATACCGCTTTCACCTGATTTTCAAGACCGCACTGTTTCAGCAGTTCAAGGATAATTGTGCTATCCTTGCCTCCCGAAAAACTTACATACACATCACCTACGGTTTTATAGCACAAGTCTGTTATTCGTTTCTTAGCCTGCGTGATATGCATTTCATAATCTGTCATGTCATCATCACCTCTTTCATAGTTTCGTTCTTTATTTTTCACCTTGTTCTATGGCGGTCAGTGGTTTTGCATTTCCTCCTATATTGCTACAAAATCAAAGCCATTGTTTTTTGCGTAGGTTTCAGTGTTGCTTCCTGCTACGCCGTATACCGTAAATCCGTCAATCTTTTTGCCGTTCGTATCATAACCGAAAGCATATTCTTCAACCCTTTGCGGTGTACCTTTTACCGTAATCGCCTTTAAGCTATCATTATAGTTAAAAGCTCCTTGCCCAATATATTGAATGCCTGCCCCTACAGTGACTTTCGCAAGACTTGTCATATAGGTGAAAGCATACGCATACACAGCTATCACACTATCTGGGATATTTAGACTTGTTACATTGCAGTAGCCTTTATATTCATCGCCCCACCCATTAAAAGCATTTGCTCTTATGGTTTCCAGTGTATCGGGTAAAATAATTTCTGTTACTGCTGTATTTGTGGTTATCAGCTTAAATGCTTGTTCTCCAATTTCTTTTAAACCGCTGTTTAACTGGATTGATTTTATGTTGCTACACTGAAAGAATGCATAGTTATCAATTTTTGTCACCTTTGGCGGAATAATAATATCCTCTATTCCACTATCTCTACAACAGTATTGTGGAATCGTTGTAATGTTTTCTGAAAATTTTATTTCTTTCAAGGCGGTGCAGTAGCCAAAAGTTTCATTTCCGATAGATGTTACACTATCTGGAATAGTTATCTTTTCAAGCTTTTCACACTTTCTGAAAGTATCATCTCCTATGGTGTTTAAAGTATCAGGAAGTTGTACGGATTTTAGTTTTGAAAGATACGAAAAAGACTGATTGTTCAGTTTCACAACACCTTTAGGAATTTTTACTCTTGGTATACCACATGAAATTCCTCCCATATGTTCAACGTATGTGATTGACGTTGGCAAAACGAAGTCAATTTCTTCAAGGTTTTCTGCTAATGAAATATATAACTTTGTACAATATGATGGGTGTATGATTTTCTTGACAGCAGTTGACGGAGAAATAGAACTGCCATAGTAAAGATTTGATTTTCCTATATCAGTAAAAGAAATCGTATAAGTGCCTGCTTTTTCATATGTGTGAGAGTTTACATAACCAATCGAGGTTGAACCGTCGCCCCAGTCAAATGTATCATTCAGACCTTGTGTCGAAACGCTCAAACTGATTTCCTGCCCTGCTGTAACAGATACTGTATATTGCCACATATCTTTCACGGTTTCTTTTTTCCACACGCATTTACCGTAGGCGTACAGTTTCAGGAGCGAATGCTCTTTGCCGCTTTCGTCAGTGTAGTAAAGGTTACTACAGGTTGAAATGTTAGACATTGCCTTCGTCCTCCTGAATTATCCCGTAAAGTTTCGATTTTTTTTGTTCTATGGTGAGTGCGTCATATGCTTCCTGAGTGAGAACGACTATTTGAGGGAAAGGCTTGAAATCACCACATTTCACAGCTACATATCCAGACGTTAGATTGTTGTGCCAGTATTCGATAAATACATAGTCACCCACGTCTACACGCCCTGCACTTTTATTAGGAAAAGACATCATAGTGTCGGTTTCATCACCTGTGAGAATAACCTTGATATTCTGGCAGTCTTCATCAACCTTTACAACCTTGCCCGAAATACGGCATAATCCATTATTACTACTATTTTCTCTTATAGTGCTGAGAAAATTGTTGATGGCTTGTATGCTCAAAATATCACCCTGCTTTCATCTTGAAATGGTAGGTACTGTACGTTTGTCACTGAATATTGTGTTTCCCCTGCACCGATAGGCTGACTTATTTCATTGACCACAAATGGGGCATTTTCAAGGGAATACTCTTTGCTCGTAATCCAAATAATGTCATTCTCGCTTATATGAGGAATTACAGGCGTAGAAAAAGAAACCGACATTCCTATCATACTTGCTTTGTTTATGAGGTATTCGGCGTAGTCTTTACATCTTTCAACGCAATACCCCATCGGCGTTTCTACTGGCTCTTTGGCTTTTACGCCTATAAGCGATTGTCTAAATGGCGATTGCAGATTTGTGTTTTTCGCAGTGTAGCTATATATAGGCATAGAAGTATTGTTCCCCATAACCATAACCTGATTAACAGCTTCTTTGACCGCATAGTTGACAGAAAGTTTTATGTTGTTAAAAGTCCAGCTCGGAGAAATTCTCTGATAGTCATCGGTTTTCAGTTTGCGAACATTCAGCCTGCCTTGACGGTCATAGTAAATATCAGCATTTAAGGCTGTTGCCATTTCTTCAAGTATGTCACCAAGTGTTGTCCCTGCATCTTTTTTAATTTCATACGGAAATGTTTCTTTTGTGAAGACTTCCTCGATAATAGGTTCGATAGGGTCAATAGGTCTATTATCCCCCATGTCAAGCGTTATTGTGTCCCGTATGCAGTCATATACGCTTGTTCCTGCTGGTATGACGTGAGCGGTCTGTAGAACGTATTGTTTTAAGTCAGACGTGAAATATCCGAACTTGTCAATACCTGAAATAGTAACATTGCCGTCTTGGGCTGAAACCTCTGTCGTGATGAATATGCCCTGTGACCACCAGTAGACTTCATCAATATCACTTTTTACGCCTATCAGTAATCGAAATTTCCGGTTAATAAAAAAAGGACTATCCTCGTTCGGAAGATAGTTTCCAAATATATTTCTGAGAGTGATAGTACAAGTACGGCGAACACCTTGATTATATGTACACGAAATACTTCCTGCGTTTTGAATATCAATATCTTGCTGAAACTCACCAAGTGTATTCTCGTAGTGGTCTAAAGCTTCAATTTTTACACGATAGTGTATTATCGGTTGACTTATAATGTCAACATATCTTTCGTCATAGGTATCATATTTCTCAATCATATGCAGAAGTCCTCGTTACATCGCTTCTCGTAGATGGTGTGATAATTACATTATCATTATCTTCTACCTGAACATAGTTAATCGTGGCAGATGTGAAAAGATGGTTTGAAGTGTAATCGTACTTTGTCGTAGGATTTTCATTAATAGCGACAATCCATACGTCACCTTTTGGAGATTTTAAAACAAACAAACTTTCTTGAGCAATGAATTTCCTCCATGCTTCAACCCTCTCGATATCGTCTTTGAAAGTCTGAGTAGGGCATTCAACGGTAGCAAGGTCAACAGTAAGAGAACCACTAACATAACGATTGTTGTATGTCGTAACCACAGGAAAAGAACCAGTGCCACCAGTGTGAGTAACTGGATTTATGTTCTGAGTGATATCACCACATTCAGCTGATAAATCAAAATACCATACGCCACGGATAATATCATTTCCAGTTTCGTCATAAGCGTCAGATGTCAAGGTTTCATAATGTTTGCGGTTATAGTATTTATCAGCCATCTTCTTTATTGCCATTATAGACCAACCATCTTGACTTTTTGTTATAGTGTCAGTAATATGGATTTTCCCTATTTGTCCATCTTGCATAATAGGGATAAGATGATAACGATAACTTTTGTTACAACCTACAAGAAAATCATCTACGAAGTTACTGATATTTTTTACATCATATACTAAAGCGACTTTCTCTTTCCCAATTTCTTCACGATACACATTTATTCTATCCATGTTTGTGACGTTGTCATAGTACCACCAACCGACACGATTACGCACACGATAGTTCCAGACCATGGAAGTTTTGATTAACTCTGTATCACCTATACGATTGAAGTTCTTTACTACCGAAGTTTCTACCGTAACATCGTCCTGTGTCCAGACCTTAAAAGTAAGTCGGTAGTAAGTATTGTCCGGTATTTCTACAAAAGTATATAGAAGCCTACCATTGTAGATAATGTCGCTTTCTTCTACAAGTTCTTCAAGTATATCATCAATTGTAAATTCAGTATTCACGGCAGGAAGATACGGAACAGGTTCGTTCAGAGTAGCAAGTCCTGTTGTCTGGTCATATTTTGTGATATGATACATAGATGTGCCTATGGTTAAAATGTTGTTTGGAGGAATAAGAAACCCACTTCCGATATAAATAAGATAAGGAGAAAGTATCTTTTTAAGGTCGTCTGAAAGATTATTGTAATCAGGAATTGTAGAAGTGATAGTATCTTTTTCACCTTTAACTTGTTTATAAATAGACCATTTGTAAGCTTTTACTCCTACGTTTTCAAGTTGACTATACGTTCCGGTACAGGAAATGGTTGCGTCAGCCGTATTGTATTCAGCGTTGATGGATATAGCAGGGGTGGTTCTTGCTTTTAAAAGATATTCAGCCGAAGTCACATAGTTTGAATATATGCGATACTGAGAGCCGTCCAGTATATCACCGTCAAAGTTTTCACTGATAACCAAAGCCATTACATAGCCATTATCGTCAATAGTTTGCTGAGAGAAATCCACGTCCGCTATGAACCTACGCTGATTTCCGATTTCAATATACATCGCACCAAACAATGTTTCTACATTATCAAGAGAAAAATAAATAGGCGGTTGAATGGCTGTTATCCCCCAGTTGAGATATACTACATTATCGACGACTTTTCGGACTCGACCTTGTAAAACAAAAATATTGAATTTCTCTTGATACAGGTTTATGTTGTATTTATAATTATTACCATTATAGAAAATACCATCTCCCGCATTATGTCCCCAATAAACAGTTTCACCATTATACACACTGAGCTTTACAAAGTATGTATCCGTGATATATTCATTCGTATTTGCATTATATACCTTTGTACTGATATATTTCAGTTCATCACCATTAAACTGAAAATGCCAGAAGTTAGGATTATTATAGTTCATATCACAAGTATTTCCATTTGGAAAAACGCAAGTTGGTTTATAAATCATTTTATCACTTCCATTCTCTATAAAATATGCTCACTAACCTATAAGCCAGTGAGCATTCATTATCTATTCCTGCTAAGTAAATTTGCCTGTGCTAAAAAGTTGTTCAGGTATGTGTCAAAGTTGCTTGCAAAGTCTTCAGGATTATTAGCCATCACCGTACCAATAGAAAGATTGAATACAGGATTGTTTGTGGAATTTGTATTGTAATAATTATTATTTCCGTAAGATGTATTGAAGTCATTCATGCTTTGTGTCCATGAGGTCAGCATGGAGTTTTTAATCATATCCATGCTCGCTCCCCACATAGCTTCAAGTTGACTATCCGACAACGGAATAAGGTCAATATTGCTATCCGGGTCTTTTGCTTTTTCAGCAATTTCAAGTTGTGACTTTGTAAAGGAAATGTATTTACTCTGATAATCGCTGAGAGCGTCTTGTATAGCCGACTGGTCGGATTCATAGTTCCAGCCACGTTCACTTGAATAAGTATTTACCGTCTTGTTACGGTAAGCATTTTCAAGGGCAATACGGGCTTTCATGAGGTCAATGAGTGACTGTTGCTGATTATTTATTTCTTCCAGAGCGTCAATTTGCTTCTTGTAATAATCCTCTTGACTTTGAATACTATGCTTATAGTATTCTTCTTCTACACTTTGATATTCTCTCAGCCATTCAACCTTACCGCCATAGTATTCATTTGCGAGAGCCATCAGCCTTTCATAGTAGGTATCCTCCGAAATGTAATCCATAGCAAGCTGATGGTCAAGGTCTTTTCTCTTATCTTCAAAAATTTCAGAAATACCTGAATGAAGCTTTTCAATATTGCTGTTGTAATCTTCAATAAATTGAGTATTGCCTTTCAGATATTTATTGTTGAGTTCTGCTAATCTTGCGTAGTAAGCTTCAACATTGATTTCACCGAGAGAATAGCTGTGTTCAAGAGCTGAAAGGTCTTTCTCATATCTTGCTTTGATAGCGTTATAAGTTTCAAGAGAGTTGTTGTCAATATCAAACAAGTCAGGAGAAATCTTGACGTTGACTTTTGCTTTCTCGAAAATCTTATTGATGTCATCGACAGCCTGTAAAGCTGAATTGTAGGCTTGTTCTCTTAAAGAGCCACTAAAATTCTTATAGTCCTCGGCACTATTAATAGAAAGATTTCCTTTAGTATTGACCTTTGCACGCCCTGTAGATTGGTCTATATCAACACTATAATAATCTTGCCATGCTGATTTTGTTTGTGCTATAATATTCTTTTCAATAGCAAGCTTGGCTTCCGCTACAGTTCGATAGTTTGTGAGGTCGATATTGTACCTATCTGAAAGAAGTGAAACGTATTCGGCGTTATTAGCAAGCAATTCCTGATAGAAATTTGTATCACTTTCATATTTCAAAGAAAGCGATTGTCTATAAACATCAACACTCGAAAGATACGCTGATTTGAGTTTATCTACAAGGATATTTTCAGAGAGATTTCCAGACTGATATTTTGCAACTTCACCTGAAAGGTTAGGGAACGTTTCTACAATGCTTTTCAGAGTAGAAGGAGAAAGAGATGTTCCGCTTGCGATTTCAGTTTGAGCCGTATCCAGTAAAGAGTAAGCACTTTCAAGATTTTCAAAAGCTGTTTTCAAAAGCTCCGTACTATCAATAATTTCCGTATTCTCGTTATTCAGATACTTTGAAATACTCGTATTAAGGTCGGTATTCAGAGCAGAGAAAGAATTTGCGTAGCGTAAAGCTTCTTGGTATTCGCTCGTAAGAGACGACTTTTGCTTATTAAGGTCAGCGACTTTATTAAGGTCATTGAGTTCTTTTGCTTTGGAAATCTCTTTATCTATAGCTTTTATTTCAGCGTTATAGGTATCGGCAAGAGTGCTTTCTCTCGCTGACATATTCGCCTGAACGGTTTCGTACTTGGTTTTAAGTAGTTCTTTTGCTTTGTCAGTTATGAGGGTATAACCTTGTAACTGACTATCAAAATCAATCGCTCCAGCAAAACCGTCACTGATAAGGTCTTTCATTGTCGAACTCGAAAGAACTTTATCTTTTGCCATTTCATCATAAGCAGACGAAAGGGTTTTGATAGACTTTTCATAATTGCTTATATCGTCTTGGTAGTCATCTGGTATAAGCTTTACGGAAGCTACAGCTTCGCTGAAAGTTTTTACATTGACCTTGTACTTATCAAGAATATTGCTGAACATTTCATCAATGTTGTCAGCCTGAGATTTAATTGCCGAAACATCAAGGTTATCCGTGGCAACGCTGTTAAGCATTGCTTTTTTCAACTCTTGGAGTTGCTGAACATAAGCCTTGATTTTATCAGTGTCGGTTTCATTTTCAAGCTGAGAAGTAATATCAGCAAATCTCTGAACATCTTGCTCGTAATCTGAATAGAAATCCATATTCTGAATTTCACTGAGTGCAGACTTGTATTTGTCTACTACGGTAGAGAACAGACTAAATTCTTCCTCCATAGAGGAAAGTTCTTCTTGAATTTTCTTATAAAAGCGTTTATCTACAGCGTCAGGGTCGTATTCGTCAATAATCTTCAAATACTCTTTGAAATCAGCTATTCTTTTTTCAAGACTACCATACGATTTAAGCTGACGACCTGACGCGTTTGCTGTGTTGTAATATTTATAGAAAATCTCGCCATTGTTATTTTTTTGAATATATTCATTTATAGCCTTTTGAGCTTTTGAATTGATTACACCCGACATAGCAGACCAACCAACATTTGTCTGCCTATCATTCAGAAGTTTTTCTTGCGCCTTGTTGTATGTAACTTTGTTTTCGTTGGTATACAATTCAGATTTTTTCTGGATAAGTTGATTAATTAAGCTGATTTGCTCGGAATACAAACCGTTTTCAAGGTCAATTTTATCGAGGATAGAATTAATTTCAGGGTCAGAAATTCCTTCCTCTGCGAAACTTGACTGTAATTCGTCAAGCTTGGTCTTGAGAGCTTCCGCCCCTATAGATATAGAATTGAGTTTCTGATACTCTGACTGGAGTTCTCTTATCTTTTCAATCTCGGTTTCGTATGCTTCACCTTTATCTCTGGTTGCTTGTGCTAATTCAAGTGTTTGCTTCCGTTCTCTTTCTTGCAGTGTGATAAGTTGCTGTATCCAAAATACCGCAAGAGAAATAGCCGCGGTCACGCCCATATTAAGAATAGTTGAGCCTATTGAGTTGCGTATAGCCGTAAGTCTTGCTCTACCTGCCGATAGAACGTTGTTGAGTTGCGCCTGTTGTGCTTGTGCTTGTTGAGCGAATACCGTATAATCCTGATAACTTGCATTTGCACCATCCAGGCTTTGTATGTATCGCCTGAGAGTATCATCATTAAGAGAGTTAAGAAAGTTTTGAGAAGCTTGTCTTCCCTCGTCAGTATATCGTGAAAGTATAGGTAATACTTGACTTTCTCCGAGAATGTCAACTTGTGAAACTGCTTGAGATGAAAAGAGAGATTTAATATCTTTAAATATACCACGATAACCATTTTCTGCGTCAATGCCAAAAAGTGTTTTAAATCCGGTATCCTTATTGTAGCCGAAGACACCTTTACCTCCGAAAGTATTGACAGCACCTATTGTTGCTATAAGAGATGGAATTTTCCCGAAACCATCTACGAGACCATTTACAGTATCTAAGGCTGATTGTAAATTCTTAATAAATGTTGTCATTCCCTTAGCAGTTACAAAATTATTGATAAATTCAATCCATGTATTTGAAAGCTGATTGAGAACACCTTGCCAAGAATTTGCAGTCTTATCTGCTTCGGTTTGTGCTGAACCGTTTGCATTTTCATAGTCTTTGAGGACTTTTTCATATGTATCCCAGTTTGAGAGAATAGATGAAAGCACGTTACCACGGAATTTACCGCCGAGGTCTTCAATAATTCCGGCTCTTTCAGGACTATCCTCTGGGAGTGAGTTGTAAACTTCTGCAAGGTCTTTGAGAATAGAAATAGCACTTCGGAGATGTGTTGCTCCATTCTCCACAGTTTCCATAGCAACGCCTACGGAAGCAAGACGTTTTTCAGCTTTTGCAAAGCTCTCTTCGTTGAGAACATCTCCATCTCCGGTTTCACCTGAAACAGATTGAAGGTTCATGATGATACCTTTGATAGCCCTACCGACTTCCTGTCCGCCTTGCTGTGTAGTGATAAGACCAGTAGCAAGGAGAGCAGATGATTGCTGAATGTCGATATTTGAGTTTGCGAGCTGATTTCCTGCGATTTTAGTAGCTTCCGCAAATTCCGTCATGTTTACAGCATTGCGGTTTGTAATCTGGTTCTGTGCGTCCAGTATAGCGTTGAGCTTTTCCACTGAACCACCAAGACCATAAGCAAAGTTTGTAGCTATAAGATACTGGTTTGCGAGGTCTGCGGTCATGTCGCCTGCACTCTGAGCAAGCAAACTTAAACGACCAAGTTCTTCTGATTGTCCTTCGCCGAAACCTGCACGGGACATTTCACGGACACCTTCAAGATAACCCGTGATAGTAGCACCGTACTTATTTGCTTCCGAAAATGACTTCTTTCCGAGTTCAAGCAAGCTTTCAGCACTACGTTCAGATGTCTTTGAGATTTCAGTGAGAAGTGTGTCAACTTCTTTAAGCTGAACAATAGCTTCTCTTACCTGTGATACTATGGTCGTAACAACCCAAGAAACGCCGAACCATCGAGTGAATTTACTGAGGGCGTTCTTAATCTTTGTTATCGTCCCTTCACCAGTAACACCTGCGAGCTGAGCTTCTTTTGTAAGGATTTTGATGTTTCTTTGAAGTTGTTCAATTTCAGCAAGGCTTGACGTTTCAGGCGACATTAAGGAAAGCTGTGTTTTCAGTTGAGAAATTCTTGAACCATACTCTTTTACAAAACCCCAATTTGTGTTTTGCTCAAGCTTTTGAATAGCAAACTGCGCCTGCTGAATTTTATACTGTAGGTCAATGAAAGTTTCGGAACTCGCTCTCAGCTTTGTTTTGAGAGTTTCTCCTGCTGACGAAACTGAAAGAAAACGCTCCCTTAGCTGTAAGAGTTGATTGTTGATTTGTATAAGACCATCAGCCGATAAAGAACCACTTTGAAGCTGATTTCTGAGGTTTTCATATTCTACCCGGATATCAGAAAATTGCTGTTTTAATTGCTGAACTTCTGGAAGCGTGGAATACTTATTAACAGCTTTGTCGTTGAGAAACATAGACGTTCCCCTTGACATTTGAGAAATAACACTGAGAGCATTGTTTCTATTGCGATTAACAGCTTCATCTCTATTCGCAGTTAAAGTTTGTCTGAGAGAAGATAATCGTTCTTCTCTTGCAGGGATTTGTCCCTGTGTCTGAATAACTCTTTCATAAGTCTGAATAAGCGTGTCATACTTTTGAATTTCAGAGTCGATAGACGCTTTATTTTTTGCAGAAAGAGATAACTGATTTTGTTTTGCGGAAGAATACTTTTTCATAGCTTCTTCCAGTTTATCATAAACTGATGAAATACTTCCGATATCTTTTGAATTAAAGATATCATCATAACCGCCTTGCAAAGAAGTTTTCAGTTTCTGAAAGTCGGAAATAAGTTTCTGAATATCGGTAGTCGCAAAGGAGGCAGTAGGATTGCTTGTAAGATTCTGATAACGTTTGAACGCACTATCGAAACTTGCTTTCAGATTTGGATTGCTCTCTAATACTTTTTTTCCTGTTGCATTAAGCCCTAAAGCTACAGGCGTGACGGTACTATTGATTTGTTCTACTAAAGTTTTATATCTGGTGATTTCTCTTTCGGCAATTTCAATATCCGATTTTAGTGTACTTATATCGACAAGATGTCTGTTCTTTGTTTCCGATTCGACTACCGCTAAAGACTTTCCGATAGCTTGTATTTTCGCATTCAGCTTATCTACAGCGGATTGTTCTCCTCTTGTTACTGAAACTTTAGTCGTTGATTGAAGAGTTTGCTGTAACGTAGCATATTTTGAAGTAAGTTGAGTAATAGCTTTTTCTTGATTTGCGATATTTGAGTTATTCGCCTGTGTATTCTTAATCTTAGCAATACCACGCTGTAACTCCTCATATCTCTTAACTCGTAAAGCAAGCCCTTCTTCTGACTGAAGCTGTGCAGGGTAAGTGTTTAGCTTGGAAACAATCTGCTGTAGTTCTCTGCTTCCTGCGATTAGTGAAGCGTTTTTTGATTTAAGTTCTTCAATCTTTTTGGTATATGTGTCAATTTTCTGGCTGAGAGTTTCAACAGCTTTTTGTTGCTGTTTGTAGTTTTCTACAACTTTTTGACCTGAAAGATAAAGCTTCCCTACATCATCAAGCCTATACATATCAGTAGTGGTTGTTTGGGTCTTACTGTTGATATATTTCAAATCCTGGCTTGAAAGTTCTCCTTGTAGAAAAGTACTCGATGAAGAAATAAGCGTTCCCTTAACAGGAACAGTGATAGGATTACTTGCTATAGTTTTTGAAGCAGTAGAAACAGCCTGCTGAATATTTCTCGTTATTGTCTGCTGATTTGTTGTAGGGGTTATACTTACCTGAACATTTTTAGTCGCTTTTGAAACACTCTCTTGAATGCCCTTTAAAGCGTTTTGAGAAAGTTCAGCGTTGACTTTTATTTTTATTTTTTTAGCAATTTCATTAAGTTGTTCTTGCATTAAATCCGTTGTGACAGGAGTATCAACACCTACTACAATTTCCATTTCAGAAGTATTCGGAGTTTTTGCCATCTTAAACCACCACCTTTAGTATGAATTTTCGGAATAACCATGCCACTGGTCAGTTCTTTTTACAGTTACTTGTATGTATGGATACCTGGCTTTAAAAACCTGAATACCTTTTTCAATGAAATTAAAACCATTAAAGTTATGATAATAATAAGATTTACTACATCGTGATGAACAACTGGAGTGTTGCCAACCTAAATCAAGCAAGTTAGGAACAAACACAGTTCTTCTATCGTTAGACACATGAACACCGTTGCTATTAAATGAGAGTTTTATATTAAATCCATCAGGAAACTGAACAAGTTCATAATCATTCAAAGAGTGACTAAAACGATTTGTTCTCGTATACTGAATAGGAGTGTAACTCATATAGTACGTGTCAATTTGTTCCTGAATACATTTTTGCAGGTATGAACCAATTTCACCAGCATTATTATTAACAATACTTTTTCTACCGCTTTTTCTTAGATAAGCACGAACTTTCTCATTCAGGTTCGACAACTACATCACTTTCCTTTATGGGAAGCATTTCCGAGAATGCATTTTCCACGCCTTTTGTCGCATTTTCAAGTGTCGCTGAAAAGACTTTAAGAAACTCTTTTACACCTATATCGTGTATAAGCTTTTCTTTATGGAAAGTAATCATTTCATCGACATTCGCCTTGATACGCTTCATTTGGCTTTTGTCTATTACCTTAATGATATCGTTGATAAAATTCGGCTCATACAGCTTGTCGGCAATCTTATTTATGTCAGCTTCACATTCGCCGATAATATCTTCGTCAGTAAAAAATTCTACAATGGCAACTTTGAACCAAAAATCTTTTGCTCCTGCTACATAGTATCTTCCTTTCTCGTCTACAGGGAAAGTCTTGTCAACTACATAGTCTACGAAGTCAAGTTCCTTTGAGAAGTCAATATTTCTTTTAATGTTCATATTTTTCCACCTTTACAATTACTGATAGTCCACCACGCAATTCCAATAGCATCACTTTCATCTTCTTTTGCTGATACTCCGAATTTTTGATGTATCTTTTTTATGGTATCTTGTTTTTGTTCCTCACGCTTTTTACCTCTGACGTTCAGGAAAGATTTCCATTTTGACGGTTCAACTATAGTGTATGGAATGTCACGTTCAAAGAGTATTTGAAAAACTATCCCCTGAAAATTTGCAAGTTTCTGATATGTCAGGAAGTTTCTCTGGAACTGAACGTCTTCTATAGCGACTAAATCAGGTTTCACTTTTTCTACAAGTGTAGAAATTTTTTTGCTCATAATATAAAAACGTTGACTTATGTCAAACCTTTCAGCGTTCGGAATTTCGAGTATTCCGCTTTCTACAAGCTTGCTATCGTCAAACACGGCATACCCTGTGACTTTAGTAGCTTGGTCTAATCCTAAATACCTCATAGTAAAAAAAATAAGGGGGATTTTCTCCCCCTTTTCAATTATCTCCCTTTATTCTTATTTTTCTTTGTTTTTGTGAACACATCATCTATATACTTTGAAACTTCTGGGAGAAAGTCTTTATAGTCAGATGGAGAAGTTATATCGTGACGTGCGATAGCTTCAATAAATTCATCGTCTGAGATTATATCGTTTCGATGTTCCTGAATGAGTAAATGAAGCTGATAGTGTTCAGGGACATCAGCGATAGTACGCCAGTTACCGTATTGCTTACATTTATCACAATACTTATACTTCTTGCCACAGATGATACATTCATGGTTATACATTTCCGGCATCGCAAACACCTTTATTCTGCATCGCCCGGAACGATAATTTTAATAAGGTCTTTATCGTCAGAACAGTAATCCTGTGCGGCGCTGATTTCAAATGGAATTTCATCAGTTGTACCCAAAGGAATTTCAGAGTTTACAGAAAGAGTACCATTTTCCATTACAATATAGAAACCAATAGAAGTTTCTGTGTCACAAGTGGTGTATCCTGTAACTTCAAATACAATCTTTTCAGCCCGAGGAAATTCTTTTGCAGAGTTGACTACCACAACAGAGCTTGATGAAAGATATGTATATGGAATAAAGAAACGTGTACCAGCTTCAATACCTGTAGGAAGTGTAATTTGCTTTTTGTCAGCATCGAGTAAAAATGTTGTCTCTGTAGCAGTACCTGTGCCGAGTTTATATATCTTTGTGATAGCATCGTCTCTTGATATCGACATAATACTCTTTATTTCAGCACCTTTTACGCCACAAGGTGTGTGTTTAAGAGTATATGTAGTCTGAGAAGCTACAGTTTTAAAATCCTCGCTGTACGGCGTTTCAATCTTATCAGTGGAGGTAGCAAGTCTTTTTTTTGTCCCCCACTGTGCCGCAGTAAAGTCAAGACTGAAAAAAGAAGTGTTTCCAGTAACAGTAACATTTTTTGATTTCCAGAAAGTGGCTACAGGTATTTCCTGTGCGTCATTCTTTGTGACTTTTTCTCCCTCAGTTTTGATGTCAAGGTTACTTATCTGTGAAAGATACCAGTTGGTAGAACCGTCTGCTCTGTAAATACCATAACCACGGTCAACACTCTTGATGATGAGGTTGTTAATATCTGTTTTCATCGCCATATTAATTTCCTTTCTTTTAAATTATTCTTAAATAATCCAAGTCTTTTGTTTTTACTTTGCTTAAATCTACAGCACCTGAATAACTAAACATATTATCAATGGATTTAATTATTTGAAGCCTTTTTATGCTATCCATGAAAGCACCTATAGGAACTTGCTGAATAGAAAAAAAATCACAACCTAAGCCTCCTGCATTCACACAAAAGGAGATTAAAGGTTGTAACACGCTTTCTTGTGGCTTCATTTTTTGAATCATAAGTTTCTCTCGTGCATTGCGTATCATTGCTTTTCTTGTGAATTCGTCTTTTACTCTTGTAAATTGGTTCTTTTTTAATCCATGCACTTGCCTAATTGCGTTTGCAAGCAGTATTTGTGTGTACTGATTGATGATGATTTTTTTTGTAGGGTCGCTAAGACAAATCTCATCATCTGCCGTGTTCTTACATACCCTCATGCGTGTGAAGTCAATATTATCACCAAACAATATTTTTGTTTTTTCTACAGATAAAGATGAAGCGATAATACAAAATAAATCAAAGCAAGATATTTCAGTGAAGTCAATACCTATGTCGTCAAGTTGAGCGATAAGGTCAAATGGCGTTGCAGTAAGCAAATTCACAAGAGAGAAATAATCTTCCTCACCAAACAACGCAATCTCTCTTAATGTCGGCTGATGAATTGAAATTTTGTTATTAATCTCAATGTCTTCACCAAAATAAATAGCTGACAAATTGTGATTATAGCAACTCATGTTGTATCACACACACTATCATTTAAATCTGTGGCTTCAAAGATAAGTTGTCTATATTTGAAGCGGTCATTGAGATTATCCTCAATATTCGACTGGAGAACAAGTCCTGAATAACCAAAGTCACGTCTGCCGTTGAATTTTTTGTCGAGTAATTCAGCAAGATAATCCATTCGGGTTTTTGAGATTGTAGGAAGTTTGAGTTGCATATGGCGTTGATGACCAATTACTCTCATGAAAATTTTCGGAAAGCACCACTTACCATCGTCTGAAATTCGTGTAACAGATATAGAAACAGTGATAAAGGTTTTTACTTCATCTTCTACTTCGGGAATGAAGTCGTATGGAAATAATCTCGTATATCTCAAATCACCTTCGAGTTCTTCATCAGAAACATCAAGAACTTTAATAATCAGGTCGTCATTTTCAATCTCCGAAAGTATTTTGTTTTTCCACTCGGAAATACACGTTGAGTTCGCCATTTACACACCCCCTATAATACTTATAAGCAAAACAGACTCTGTTCCGTCTACAGAACATACCAGTTTAATAGTTTTGCCTATAAGAGAAAAATCATTGTCAACTTTTACTACATACTTATTATCATCTTGTTTTGCCGAGATTTTCATAGTATCGGCAGGAAGTGAAACATATCTCCACGTAACTTGCTTATCGGTTTCAGCGGTAAAGGTTTTCCCCCTGTTACCAATACGAATCTCAGGTAGTCCGGAATACGTTATCCTTACAGGTTCTGTAGGTTTTGTTTCATCATAGTCAGCAATAAGTAATTCGGAATTATCCTTTTCATCTGAATAAGCCGTTTGACGCACATTCCATACAATGTAGCCTTTGTTTTCAGATGGAACAGCGTTATCAATAGGATTTGTGTTTGTAACCCGATACGTCTTTTGTTTACCACCTTTATAGCAAATCATCAGAAGCCTATTAATGTCTATTTGTGACGTTTCCTCATCACAAGGAACTTTAATAACAAATTCCTCGTTCGCCGACCGGAGAACCTTTTGAGTATCTACACTTGCTTTTTCAGAACTTTCAGCTACACACCATCGTGAAATTATTTCGTTATCAGATTTTCTTTGCCACCTAATTTCAAAGTTACAGAGTGTCATAGTTCCTGAACGGAAAACTTCATCGTCTAAATTTACAGATGTTACAAGCCAGAAAGCTTCACGGAATTGAACATAATCACCAAGATAAAATGTTTCATCGGGAAGTGATTTGATTTTCTTTTCGGAGTCACTTGTTCCATTGCTTATTACAAGCTTTTGATTTTGACCGCCTATGATAACATCTTTACAGCCTACAAATTCCAAATCTCTTTTTCTGATAATCTCTTTAGAGTGATTAAGAATTCTTTCTCTTTTGTCAGAACCGCAAACAGAAACAAGGTTTTCGTATATAGTCCAGTCCATCAGCTCGTCCTTTCTAATTTCGGCGGTCTGAGATTTCCGAAACCTACGAGTTGATTACCACACTGAATAGCCCTGACTTCAAAGTTATATTTGCTGTTATCTCGTATAGATAAAAGCTGAGAGAGAAGATTCGCAGGTGAATACTGTGACAAGCCATTGACAGACAATACATTTACAAAGTTATCCGTATCGTTAAGGCAGCGTTCACACCATAGATAAACCATACCCATAACGATAACATCTTTCAGTTGATAACTAAGGTCGCTTGCAAACTCTTTTCCATCGTCATTTCGCTGTAGCTCGGGTAATCCATCTTTATCACCTGCCAAAATGGAGATTTCACTACAGGCTGAAATGAGCATATTTTCAAGTAAGTCTTCACGGATAGCCGAATTGTATTTCAAGATTTCATGGTCTTGTACTCTACGCAAAAACATTTGAAAGATTTCTTCGTATGAAGTCATATTAATCACCTATTCCGAAAGCACCTTTGATGGCTGAAATCTTTTTGTTGCTGTCGATTGAACCATTTGAAACAACCTGAACCGCTCTAAAACGGATATTTCGTTTCTGACATTCAGGCATATGAGCAATTGTTTCTACCATTTTATCAGTTGGCAAATCGAAAAGAGCGTCAATTTCTTCTACACTCAAAGTCCCCTGATAGAACTTTGAAACGCCCAGATAGTCAATTACTTTTTTATCCTCAAACAAAAGCCAGTTGTTCTTGAAAAAAGATGAAGCTGTATTCTTCATGACAATAAGTTCACTGACAGGGATATATTCTTTGTCACCAAAACTATTCATCTCAAAAGAATATATGCCGTTTTTTGATGTGTAAACAATCTTTCCGTCAAATCCGTTAATGACGGCAACTTCTTGATTGCGGTCAAACTCAGGCTTTTCTTTCTTTGTTTCTTCTACAGGTGTTTCCTTTTTTGTTTTTACAGCCAAATTTCTCCCTCGCTTTCTTAAAAAAATAAGGGCATAGTCGCCCATGCCCTGTATATAGACCCTATCAGGTCATCTTATAAACGCCCCATTCTCTACCAACCAAAACAGCGATGTTCCACAAAGAAATAAGAGTTGTGTCAATCGTCATATCGTGATTGTCGGTAGGCTCGCCAACACGGAGATAATCGCTACCAAAATGACAAACCTTGATAGGTTTTTCGCCTAAAAGAGGCATGACATAAATAATATTGTCGTCAAAGATAAACTCATCCGTACCTGCTTTGAACTTCTGCGGAATAATTTCAACAGGGATACCATTCCATTTAAGTTCATAGCCGTAGTCGTAAATGTTCTGCTTGCCTGTTTCAGAACCGTCTGTAGCACGAATTTTTCTTGCTCCCTTAAGCGTTGCGAGGATAACGACATTTCCACCGTTATTAGCCGCCTGAACTGCTGTAACAAGGTCAAGCAGTGCGTCCTCTGAATATGTACCTGCTACCGGGGCAAATCTTGTACCAAGGTCTTTTGAACCAACGCCGAGAAAAGCTGTGTAAATGTCCTGAAAGATTGCATTCTTCTTTGCTTTAGTTACAGCTTCAATCATTTCGGAAATAGTTGTCTGACCTGAAAGAACACGAATGTATTCATCATACACAGTGATTTCATGGATTTTTGGAGTGAGTGTCAGGGTTTCCCCCATGTTAATACGCTGACGACGAACTTCACGAAGACCTCTCGAAGCTTCCGCCATTACGTAGTCCCACTCTCTTTTAATCTTAAATGAACAGATATCACCATATCCGACAGTCTTTTCTTCAACGTAGTTGTTGTAAAAATCATTTTCAGAAAGACCCTCTCTTGAAGTTATAGTGATAACTTCTTCTATAATTTCAAAAGCAAGACTTTTCTTATTTATGTCACGGAAAGAATGAGGAATTGCACCGTCATTACACTCGATAAGCTTTTTGCGGATAATTTCATTCTGCTTCTTTTTATCTTCGTTTCCGTACTTCTTTGCTTTTCCGTGGATAACGTCCATTATGTATGAAATAATGTTCGCTTTTTTATTTCTTCTTTCTTCTGGTGTCATATTATCACCTCTCACTTTCCGACTTCGACAGTATAAAACTGAATACCGCCGAGAATGAATGCGTCAATGATTTCCCCGATTGCAGTTGTATCACTTGATGTTGTCGTTGCAGTGGAAAGGCTTGACGGAGAACCTTTGCTGAGAAACGCCTTATCGCCAACCTTTGGTGTAGTAAGAAAGCCGAGTTTGCTAAGGCTGAATTTGTCATGCGGTTTCAGTCTGTAGAAACGAATAGCTTCACCTGCCGGGTTGTAGAAATCATCAAGACACTGATAACGTGGGTCTGGAAGAAATTCAGGTGAAGCAACAAGAGCCAACTGGTCAATAGGCGTTGTATCTTCCGCAGGAACAAGCTTGTACATATTTCTGTTTATAAGCTTATCAATCTTGAGAAATCTTCCATTGTCAATATCCATGAATGTAAGGTCATTATAGAAATACTTACCACACTGAATATCCGTACGAACATCTGTACCTGACATAGCGTCAGTTATACAAACAATGTGCTTATTTGCCATATATCTTCTCCTTTACTCAAAATATTCCTTAAATTCTCCACCGTAAGGGTCATCGTCAGTGTCCTTTGGCGGATTGTCATAAACAGGAACTTTCTGCGTCTGTACCTGCTTTGAATATGTAACCGTCTGGGCGTTCTTCCCCCTAATTACATAGCAAGCATTTCTGAGTGCGTCTGCCGTTTCATAAGCCGAATAATCAGCCATGAGAGCTTTAAATTCTGTAAAGCATTTAAGGTCTTCAAAGTCCGCAAAGACAGCTTCCATTTCCGCCTTGTGTTCTTCAAATTCCTTTGTTGCTTTGTAATCTCTAAGTTCCTGCACTTCGGAATCCGGGGTTGTGTACTCTGATTTGTAAGTTTCAAACTCCTTTGAAAGTGCCTTGTACTGCTGTTCAAGCAATTCAATTTTTGCTTTGTAAACACTTTCGAGGTCAGAATAGCCTTTGTTTGTGTCTGTTTCTGTAGACGGCTCTGCTACAAGTGTATTTATATCGCTCATGTTTTTCACCTCTGGTTCTTTCTTGTAACTCTTGCTAACAATCTGCTTGAATTTTTCAAATTCTTTCTTAAAGGTTTCGTCTGTCAAAAGACTATAAGCCTTTACGCTCGCAGACGGAAAGCAAGGCTCTGTGTTGTAATCTGCTGTATCTGATTTTCCAAGAAGACATAAAGCCTGATACCAGTAATCAACAATATCCAGATATCTTTTATCTTCCTGTAAATCAACAGCATTTGAATACTCAATCTCCATACTCTGCCAGTAGTCAATTGAGTTATTGTAGCCTGCTTCAACAATTTCAGGATATCGTCCAGTCCAGAGAACAACATCACACTTGACGTAATTTTTAACCTCACCGTTCTCTACGATTTTTACAATCTGAGAAGTTTCAGGGTATACAAAACCATATGGAACGGTTACAGCCTGCACGTTGACGTTACCATCATCATCTACGACAACACTTTCATCATGTCCGCCAACATACGGCGTACCGTCAGGTTTCTGCATGACGTGTCCGATGACAGGAATACCATCAAGCGTAGGCAACGCTTTGAGTACATTGTCATAGCTGAAATTCGTGTAGTTGTTGTTTTTTCCTATAGACTGAACCAAGCACTCACACAAAGTAAGTTCAGGATTAATCGCTTTTACAGGCGTTAAGGTGGCCTGAAATTTCAGGTTCGCTTTTTTCATTCTTTCTCACCACCTTTCTCAAATTTGAGTTTTTGGCAGAAAAAAAATTGACCTTTAAAGTTGTTAAACTTTAAAAAGTCAATAATTTCAGAATTGTTCTGGTATACATATCCGTTTCCGTTTGTATACCTTTCTACACAAAGAGGAACAAAGCCTTTAGCTTGTAGCTTCTTGTTGAGTTCTTCAGATATTACCTTTATCATCTTTCGGCATTACTCTCGCTTTCTCTTGTTTGCTCACCACTATCGGACAGCATATCGCTTTCAGGGCGACCTGATTGTATATCATCAACAGTGGTAGTAGCTGACGTTGCAGGTGGCGTAAGTTGACTGCGAATGTCAAGCACGTTATTTTCAAGAAACATCATGCCTGTCAGGTCTGTTGCCGGAATATCTTCCAATGTAGCTAAAGCACTCTTTACAGGTAAACCATATTGCATATCTTTTCTTAGTTCGGCAATATATGTTTCTCTTGTATAGATAGAAACATACTGAAAGACTACCTTGAAGTTTACCCCTGCTTGCAGTTTCAAACAACGATTAATCCAGTTTTCAATATTCTTCATAATGGGTCTGACAAAAGACATCATGTTTTTCACACTTTGAAGTAACGCACTACTACTCGCATTCTCATTATTAAAAAGAAAAGAGGATATACCAGCGGTACTATATAAATCCCTCGTAGCTTTGTCTGTAACGTCCTCAGTCGTAGAGTTCGAGGAATCGAAATCTACTGTGTCAATACTGCAAGGTGACATAGACAACCCTACCTGTGAGGGAAGTTGGTTTGCCGTCTGGTCGTAGCAATCTGTAAGAAACTTATTTTGCAGTATAAGATTTCCTTTAGAGTCAAGAGGAATTTTCATAGAAATTAACTTATAGAGGTCAATCTCTCTCTTGTTCTTCGCAAGGTCTTTATAATCATCGAGATAATAAAGGTCTGGGAAAATACCACAAAACAATGGCAAAGGTCTGAGGGTGCTGTTATCAGCAAGTATACAGACAGAAATCTTTGAGCTGATTTCATACCATCTCTCTCTTTGATTTGTTTTGAAAGCTGTATAAGCTTCAAGAAGTTCTCCACCTATAGAATTAATCAGAATTTCTTTGTCTGAAAAATACGTTAAATCTAAGGCGTATAAAGGAACACCGTCCTCGAAAGAAGTTATCTTGCAATACTCATGTGGAAACCTGTACAGCATAAAGTTACTTATTTTACTACTTATGCTTACACCATAATAACAACCCTCACGAACCACCACTCTTGCTATTGTATTTGCATTGTGCTGGATATTCATAGCTTCGAGTTTCTTTGTGACTGTAGCATAAGCCTTTTGCCACTTTGCTATATTCGCAGGCGTTCTTTCATAAGCATTTCCTGTAGGTGCGATTGTATATGAATACAACATCATATCAGCTAAAGTGTCACAAAGCCGCCGATACATGATATTTCCGTAATACAAATCAATGCTCAGATTAATAAGAGCCTTGAAATTGACGTATGGATTTTTCAGTAATCTGAAAAGCTTATCTCTTTTCATAGGGAAGAAACCGCAACGATGATGTTCAAAAGGGGTGTAGCCGCTATTTGCGTCCTGAATATTTAACTTTTGCAGTTTCTCATAAACAGAAAAAGGCAACCCATTTTCAAGGTTGTCTACGTCATTATTCTTTTTTATTTTCTTTGCTATACATCTCACCGCCTTTCGTACACAGGTGTCCTCATTCTTATAAGCGAACTAAGACTTGTTGCTTCGTTTGGTAAGTATAAATTTTTTTCAATTTCAGAAGCAAGTTGATTTCCGTATGAACACGCAGAATATCTATCCTTCCTCATACCCGAAGCCTCTTTTACTTTGATGTTGTTATTCTGAACTTCATAAGAAAGATTGACGGCTTCATTCACCAGAGCGGTTGTCTGAATATAGGGAAGCCTGAAAAGAGTTTGTGTTTCAATAGAAAGTTCTTCAAATCCTTTTATCTTTTCAAGTTCTTCAGAACCTGATTCCTCTCCTATGAGCAATTTGACTTTTCCTCTACGCAAATCATCTTTAAGGCGAACAGCACATTCACTATTAAATATTTGACTTGCTTTGATTGAATAGATAATTTTGGGAGCGTCATTAATCTTACAACGCCCTGACATTTTATCATCATCAACCGTGTTCCATGCAGGATACACAATATCCTTTTCTTCATCTCTGATTTCGATAACGAGATTGTCGAATACACCAGTACCGACACCTAAAGCATCAATACCTACATAGTCAACATCGAGATTATAGTAAAGATATTTGAACCTCAAAGCTTGGTCAAGGGAGTGTCCTCCATTTACAGCTTCTATATAGGAAATATAACGGGTATACTGGTTGTTCTCATCGGGGATAAGCCTATACAGAACATAAGCCGAGTTGTCGTTTTTGTCGCCACCTTGCGTAGCTACGTCCATTACAAGTAGGCGGATTTCACCATCTTGCTTTTCGATATATCGAAACTTACTATCTCTTAGGTCTTTATAACATTCTTTTGGATATACAGGCAAAACGATTTCCCTATTCTTGCTGAACTCGTTGAATGAAAAGAAAGCGTTTTCGCTTTCACCATAGAACAGACTATCCATTTCCATAGACCATGAAACACTATTAAAGCTTGCTTCATTCATTTCGTCTATAACTTGCTTTAAAGGATAGTAACCCTGAGCAACCGCAAATTGCCATGGAAAACCTAAGACCGCATAGTCTTTTCCTTGAACCATGAGATTAAAAAAGTCTTTGAACTTTAACCACGCCCAATGATGTTTATATGTAGCAGACGAAATATAAGTTTCACAGTTTTCTTCATCTGGGTAATTTTTATATTCAGGTTTTGTTTTAAAGACAGGTACACGAACTCCGGCTTTGAATTTTCTTATAACAGTGTCTATGATTATCTTTGGTATCTTGACAAACTCATCATAAATAATCCAGTTCGCTCTTATTGCACGAGCATTTTCAGAAGCAGTAGCGATTGTTACACTTGAACCATTCTTGAATACAATACCACCATCAGCAAGACCAACCTTTATATCTTCGATTTCACGCCTGAGATTTTCACTATCCATACAGAAACTCTGAATTTTCAAAATAATTTCAAGACTCTGTCGGCGTTTACCTGCCGATATAACAATTTTTATTCCCGGATAGAGAACAGCTTTTATACAGATACATACGGCAAGAAGAATTGTCTTGCCCATGCCTCGTGAAGCTATCATTATCAGATACGGAAATTTCAGAACAATGTCAATTAGAATACACTGCATAGGTGTAAGCCACTTCATACCAAAGTATTCTAAAGCAAGCCTATGTGGGTTATGTCTGTAGAATTTCGTCCATTTACCGAGACCTTTTTTGCATTTCAAATATACAATATCGAGATTACTGAGAATTGTCCTCACCACCTATCTCGGTCGGAAAACCCTTCTCAGATAAATAGTCAAAAACTTCCTCTGATGTGGAATTCTCAAAACCGTCAAGCATGGTTTTGTACTTTTCCATTTCTTTATGGTAATCATCAGAGAAACGGTTCTTTATTCCGAGCATAGCACATAAATGTCCGATAAAATAAACAGTGGTATATCTCACAATGCCGTCCACATCTTTGAACTTATCAGAGATTTCAGGTAACGGTTCATCTTGTTCAAACCTTTTAATCAGTGTGCCGTAAGTCACACCCTCACTTGTTTTCATATCGTCCATCTGTTGTGGTGAAAGACAAGCAAGTTTTAAAGCTTCTACAAAGCATTTATTAATATCGTTGTATTCTTTAAAATTACCCTCTTTCAAAGCTTTATCGCTAAGTAAAGAAAGGATACAAATTTTCCTTACAAGCACTTCTCTTGTTTTATCTTCCACAATGTTTTTCTCTATCCACTCTTGGTATTGAACATTGAGAACCTTATAATCCGAGGGTGATAACCCCTCACCCCAATTCTTGAAGTTCTGAGCTTCATCTGAATCAAGGTTTTTCAACTCGGCAGATTTTCTCAAAGTGTCAACTTCATCTTTAAGGGAAGTGATTTCAGCTTTGAGATTATCATTTTCAGAAGTTAGTGATGTAATCTGAGTTGCCATCTTTCTTTTGTTTACAAGTGTAAGAGATGTACGAACATCATCTTTATCATATGTGTAACCCTCTTCTTCGTCAATTGTTGTGTCGAAAGTTTTCCCTTTATAAGAAACAAGGTTTGCATGAGAGATGTAAGCCTTTATTTTTTCTATAGGTTTGCTTTTCTTTGCTACAGCCGATGTGTTTACGATAGTATCACTATAATAAACGTCAATATGCATACATATCCTACGCATAGTTTCATTTGCGTTACCAAATTCTTTGAAGTAGTATGGATACAATTCATTCGCAAGGCAATTGTAGCAGATAGTTGCACGGTAGTTATTGTGCTTGTAAAGAACAGAAGCAGTATACGGGAAATTATCTTCTTGGTTTGTATAAGACTTTCCACACATACTACACTTGCTCGATACCACTCTTTTTCGATTACCACCAATCAACGCCTGAGTAGCCATTATTCCTCACACTTCATTTCATTACATACATCTGTGTATGCTTTTGCCGGAGAAAAGTTAGGCTTCATCTTTGCAGGAACTTCAAAAACCTTGCCAATGTTTTCGCCAAAATGGCAGACAGTTTTTGAACCTTTTCTTTTCTTGGCGGAGAAGTTGCCTACATAAGGTATACGAACGTTCTCTCCATTTGCGATACAATGTACTATTGTTTCTCCTATTGCATTTACAAGAGCGTTTAAGGAAACCTGAGAAACTTTATAGTTTTCTCTCTTGAGTGTTTCCTGAACAGCTTCTACAAATTCTTTCTGGGTCATTTATTACACTTCCTTTACACTTTAAATTTTTCATCCAGCATCTCAGATAATTCTTCCTTCGACAAGAACATCGTAACATCAACGACGTATTTATCTCTTACAAGAGTTATCTCAAATTTTTCTGGGTTTTTATTGTAGATTTCAGCAAGAAGTTTGCTGACCGATATTCCACTCATAACACGAACTTCCTTTCTTAAATCTAAGAACCACCAGTCGGACTTGAACCGACATGAGTTTCCTCAACGAACTTAAAGTCCGCTGTGTCTTCCTATTTCACCATGGTAGCTTTGTTAATCTTCATCTTTAAACAAATAGATACACCCTGCGACAAACAATATCACAGACATAACGCCGGGTATCATACTTACAACACTCAAGTCCACACCCCCAATCATTCAACACCTTCATGATAGCCCTCTCTACAAAATTCTTCAAATTCATCCTGAAAGACTTCCACACATTCAGGTAAGGTGTATTCAACATCACAGTAATCTGCAAAATCTTCAAGAAACCTCATATCCCTCATCTTATTACTTTGCCAGCAATTAAAACAAAGGTGTTGGCTTTCGTTAGTTATAGGCTTTCCACATTCAGAGCATTTCAAGCTACTCGAACATTCACCACAACCAACGCATTCACCAACACCATATATGCACGCATACTGAGCCATTTTAACACCCACTTCCTGCTATTTTTAGTCTATCATAGATATGTATTGAATACATAATCGTCTAAATACAGCAGAAAAGAGGATATTATAAGGCAGTTTCAGTTTTCTGGATTTGTTCACAATTTAGAAACAATTAACAACATTGACCTTGCTTCGCTTGTAAGCAACAGCTTTCAGAACAGTAGATAGCAGAATTATTCCTTTTCAAGCAAGGTATTCCGCAATGCTGACAAACAATGTATTTGTTGTTGCCTGTAAGAATTTCAAACCTATAGCCGAGGTTTCGGAAATCTGAAATCATAGCAACAGGAGCTTCAGAAGAAATACATTTGTCAAGGAAAAGAAGTTGAATATTTCCGTTATACAGTGGATTGATATAACCTTTCAAAGTAAGAGAGTAAAACACATCAAGGTCGATATCAAGACTTTGCGGAATATTGCTAAGTTTCTTGATTTCAGTGAAGCGACCGTTCTTAGCAAAATAAACATTGCTTTGACTTTCCTTTTGGTAGATTTGACGGTATCTTTCTTTTTTGATTTTATGCATTACAAGCAACGTAAACAGAACTCTTTTTTCATTTGTGGATAAATCAGGTTGGTTTATATAGTCAAGTTCTTTTTGAAAAATCGGAATCTCTCTTATCTTTACGAGTCTTGCGTTGTCCTTGAAAGCAACAGAAATAGCTTTATTGATTGCTTTGTAGTAGTTCCCGACATGAAAAGAATTGATATGTTTACGGCATAAGTCTGTAAGCTTTGCTTTAACCTCGACTTGCTTGTAATCGAAAATCCTGCGATAGTATGTGGCGACAATTCTTAACTCGTTTGAAAGCTGAGAAGTAAAGCCACTCTCGATTATATGTTCAGCGTATGCGTATTCGTCATACTTAAAGTCTATCATTCCACGACCCTCCAACCGTATCTTTTGTTCATGTACTCGATTTCACCTTGTTCGTCTGGAAAAGGTATCATTACATTTTCCTCTCCAACTGTATTAACACAAAGATTATGAAGAAGATTTTTACCGATAACTATCCACAAGACTGAAGCTTTGCTGTTGTAAAAATTATCGACAAGAACATTCACAACATCAGACATACAATAGTTTCTGTAGATTTCACGGAACACTTTTACAATATCCGAATCAGAGTGCTTGTTTCCTAAAGTTGTACTGATTTCGCTAAGAAAGACAACAAAGGCTGAAATTATTTCGTCTTCCCTCTCCTTTGATACAAACACGGTATTATCTCTAAGATATTTGCTTATATCTGGATTAATGGTGGTTTCACTCTGAATATCCATTACAGTGTTTTCGAGATAGTGGCAAATCTTATTCATTGAACTTGGGCTATCGACCACAGGCATTTTCTTGTAAAAACTATTAATGAATTTCTTCTTATCCGCTGTATCAGGGTTCTGAGAAACCGTATTCAAACTTGCATGGTACTTCTTTTTGCAATATCCGTCAGCATTTTTAATATATTTTCTATACTTAGTGTAATAATCAGGATAACGATAAATAAAAAAATAAGGAGGTTTGTCAAGTAAGCAAGTATTTATAAGGTCTTTTTGTTGAGTAATTTCATCAGTATCCCTGTCATCATGTGGAATATACTTTATCCAGATGTTTGGGATACCTTTAACCTTTTGACCTATTTTCGCTTTGTCGATTTGTTTTCCTTGAGCCTTACAGCATTGAATAAGCCTGCTATACACAATCTGAATCTGTTCTTTATTCTTTTCAGGGTTTCTTTCTAAATTTGCGAGCAATGCATAGGCGTTACTGCTCTTGTTTGTAATACTGCCTATGATAGAACCAAAAGAAAAGAAGTCAGCTTTTATAAGGTCTTCTTCCGTAGGAAGTATCTTTACAGGTTTGCTTACATCATACCCTACAGGAAGCTCGTTTTTGTATGTAGACCTGAGAACAACATCATTACAGGTGGTTGCGAGAATGTCAAGGTCAAAGTCGCTTCCTGCGAAGTTTACGCAATCATGACCATGCCAGTTCAGAATGACGCCAGTCTTGCAATGTTTGTACCATTTTTCAGTTTCATCATTCTTTATAAGATTCATTAAAACGTGTTCAGAACGAAATGTGAGAGGGGAACGCATACCATCAACAAGAGATACGCCACGTTCATTCCAGTAGTTTGAGTAGTATTCATTTTCTTTCAGTAAGCCAGTAGGTGTAATACCACACACTGATTGCATGAATGCATAAGGGTCTGACACAAGTATCTGGAAATTACCTTCAAGAAAAATTTCGCCTATGTATGTGTCATGGATTTTTTTCTTTATAAGCCTCTTAATCTGACTTTGGATATATTTATCCTGAACCATAAGGTCTGGATTTGCTATTAACGCTTTCAGCCACCAGTTTCCTTGGTACTGCAAAAACGTTTTTATTTTCTGCTCGGTTATGTTTGCCCCTAAGAAAAACAGAAATATGTATGCAGGGTTCGCATATGAAACCCCTCTTATCCACTCAACTGTTTGATTACATATGAGAGGAATGTCTTCATCTTTGATATTAAGCGTTTGCAGGAATTGATAATTCATTTTCAGCGTGTTCTTGCACTCTTTCGGAGCGTATTGTGGAACACCCCAGTAAAGCTTATTCTTCCGACATTTATCCGCATAGTCTTTTTCATTATCATACGCATTCCACAACTTGAACTGAGATTCAGAAAAGATAATATCGTAATTTCGTATGTCTACCTTTTCGCCATATACGGTTTCTATCATGTAGTTACCATGGTTCTTTTCTTTACAGAAAGTGTGAATATCGAACACGCATAACATACCTTTGAGAAAAGCTTGTCTTATTCCGAACTGACTTGGAACATAGTCAAGGTCTAATTCTTTCGCCCACTTTTTAGCAAGCCTGGGAGATATAAGCCCCATGCCGTCTGTTCGATTCATCTTTTGGGTTATCACCTTTTCGGAAATAATATCGTCTTCATTGTCGCCTGCTTCTTCCACCCAATGACATTTAAAAGATGTTTCGTTCTCAAAGTCTTTCACCACAATGAACCTTGGCTCACTGACAATCTGAGTTGCGGAACCTGCTAAACCAAAATAGGCGTTGTACTTTGACGGAGCAACGGGAATAGGTTTTCTGTCATTGTCAATAGCTTTCTTCACATCGGAAATAATTTCTTCAGAACAAAAGATAACAGTTTCGTTCCTTGCTTGTCCTGCGGAACATGAAAGTCTTCTATACACTTTGCCATTAAGAGTAATTCTCTTTTTGATGATTTCTTTGTACTGAGAATTTGTCGTCATGGAGACTTCCATGTATTCAGGAACAAACAAACTGCGATTAATACGGCTTGTAACAGTCAGTCTTCTTTCTTCATCGCAATTTTTCTTGGATAAGATATCTCTTTCGTGATACAGTCTTTCAACTCTCTGAAAATTGATAGTATGAAGTGTAAACCTGCGGATAGTTCTTAGAAACTGATTATCGGCAATCTTGATAATCTGACCGCAACTCTCAGCTTCATCAAAGGAAAGATTGAGCTTATAGTTATGCTCTTTGAGAAACTGACTTTCAAATTTGTAGACCATGATATTCCTATTAGTCATTCAAGAGAACTCCTTTCTGATTTTTCTCGGAAGTGTGTTCAAAAGTTTTTTGAGTTGAGCGTTTGTCATGTCGTATTTCTCACTCAAATACTCGAAAGTGTATTTATGACCGTAGTAGTCCAGTAAAATATTGTACTCTTTTTCGCCTACAATCTCTTTGACTGAAAAGAGTGTTTCGTCAAAGCTATCTTTTGGGATTATCATGTTTTCTTCTAAAGGACACAAGGCAATTCTTTTCTTTCTTAGTTCTTGCCGTATGTTGTTCTGAATGTGGTTACAAGCTATTGTGCTGAATGCATATGTCGTATCTTTGCTCACGTACTCTTTAGAAGCTTTCCACAGCCCTTCACGTCCTACGGAAGTCCAGTCTTCATAGGTATAACCGAGCTTATAAGAAAAAGGCTTCAGTGTGTAGTGATTGAGCACATAGTGAACAAGACCTTCATTTTCCTGAAATAATCGTACCGCAGTCATTATTTACTCCTTTTCTTGCGAAAAGAGCAACCACGTTTTAATCTGCCATCAACTCTTTTTCGTTCTGGTTCTAAGGTGTATGGGGTATTTGTTTCAATGAATTTATAAAAGGCTTGTGGTGTTATTTTGTCAGGGTCGCCAGAAAGAATTGAGTTTTCACACATGAATTTGACAGCTTCTTTTCTTTCTTTTTCTGTTACGAATTTCCCTTTTAAATTTCTTTCGATGTACGCATTTAATTTTTCAGCAACTGATTTTTTTAATAATGCCTTGCTGTTTTTTGGTATGTTATATGTATCTCCACAAAAGAAGTCTTCCTTTGTTTTATACTGAATTTTCTTGATATCGTTAAAAGAAAGAATGTGTTTTATACCATCGAACCAACCATTATCTGTGTACCTGCCTTTACAAAAATCCCTGAACTGCATTTCCTTCTTTTTGACGTAATCAATTGTATTAGACGATATAGTCAATGGCTTTACGACAATAAGATTTTTGATGTTGTAGCGGCATCTTCCAGCAATCTGAATAATGTTTACATCACAACCCGACATACAGATTATATTTTCAATACCACAATCTTTTTTGAAAGTAATCCCCTCTCTAAGGACAGCCGTAGAGAGAAGAACTTTAAGTTTCTTGCCTTTAAATGTATCAGGAATGCTGTTGTTCTTTAAAATATAATCTGTAATCTCAGCCATGTCTGGTGCGTATTCATTGTTGTACTCACTAACAATATAAGCAGAGTCACTGAGAACATACGAAAGACATTTACATTCTTCAAGGGAATTGCACATTATTAGCGTTCTGCCTGTAAGAAAACCGCTATGAAGCATATACGGGATGGTTTCTTTGTCGGTTATAATAAGATTTTCTGCTGTATAGTTCATTATAACTTCCTTGTTGACCTGATTTACCGGACTACAAATTACTTTTTCTGCATACTCTTTTATAAGCATAGGAGTTGCACTCATACCGATAAATAAAGTATCTGTTGTTTTGATAGCCATGTTAAGCCAAAGATTCATAACATTCAAATCAGTCATGTAAGTTTCAGTAAAAAGAGAATGACATTCGTCAATGATTACAAGCTTTATCCTCTCAAAAGGTAAACGTCCGTTGCTTTCTGGATTGCGAAGAATATTGATAAGGGTTGCATAAGTCAAAACATTGACAACATTCTCGTTGTCAACTTCATCAGAAACACCATTCCAGTAGTCACGCCATTTCTTATTTTCATCTGACATCGCTCTTTCTGAGCTGACATACCTGTAGACATTCCTTTTCTCAGCCTGTTGTTTTGCAATCCACGTTTTAGGAACAACGAGAAGTGTTTCGCAAGGTTTGATGTCAGGGAAATCCTGAAACACTTTTCTTGTTGCCCATTCTGTCTTTCCTGTTCCGCAACCTGCATAAAGCAAATTGAGTTTGTGAGGAACAATGTTGTTTTTGAAGTTTAATTGCGAAATATAGGTCATTTTATGCTCCTTTCAAATGTGACACTGAGGGTTTTTAAAAAAAATGCTCATAAAGCCCATAGATACGTTGGTTGTAGAGGTTTTTGTGCCGGAAACACCTATACCTTATATTCTACTCCTACGAACCATTAAGTAAGAAAAGAAGCTCTCTAACTTCTGTTGCTATTCCGTCAGCTTCTTCTCTTCGTCTGTTTTTATTATATCACAAAACTGACAAAAACTCAAGTTTCCAAATTATTAAGGAACTTTTTGTATGCTCACAAAGCCCGTAAATGCGTGGTTTATCACGTCAATATACTTAACAGAAAGTTTACAATTTACCTCTCGATGTTGCAAACCTCCCGAAAAAGCAAGAAAAAATTTTTTCATAAGAAAAAATCCCAAGCAGAAACAAGATACAGAAAACTTCCCGATAGAACACAAACACACAGCTTATAAGCCTGTAAGAACTGAATCTCCAAAGACTTCTGCAATCCTTACTTTCTTTTCTTGTGTGATATTTTTTGAAATATATGACCTGCTCTTTTATTAGTCTCCTGCAATTCGTTACGTCCAATTTGTATTTTTTTAAAAAAAATATTACCTGCAATTCTGGAAGACCTTTGAGACTGATAGTTCTTAATCTCACTTCCTGAATACCTCTGCAATCATTACTCTTTACGAGCCAACATAATAACAAGATTATATATTCAATATTTCCCATAAGCCATCGGAGTTATCATTTATTTTACGCATTTTACAATACTGATTACTCCTAAATCCTAAATGTATCAGACTGATTTTTTATTCTTATAATCTCAAAAATCTTATTTGATTTGTGGAAATTTTGAAGTACTTGTAGAGATTTCAATTTGAGAAATAAGACATGAGTTTTTGAATACCTGTATCGTTCTCTAAGCTGCTTTATTTTTACAGTTATTTCAATACACGCCCCATATACGCCTAAAACCGCGTGTAATATGTATTACACGTTGTTTCTATTATTTTCCTTATGCAAGTCTTACAGATATTAACAAGTTATCTATTTTACTATTATTGTAAATATCGTTGAAACTTAACTAATTCATAAATTGTTCATAAACTGTATTAGTTAGAGTAGTACAATCCAGCTCTGGGAAAATGTTAACACTTGTTCACCTCCTATTACAAAAAAAATAGCAATTACATTTATTGTTATTTCTGATATAATACAAGAACACCCTTGCTTTTACTTTTATTAGCAATTAATATGGTATTATTCAACGGTTAGCCGTTCAACTGTATAGATAATTAACACTTTACGGGCTAAGTGTTGTATATTAATATAAAGTTCATAGAATGTTATTTTAAAGTGGTATAAATCAGGGTGGGGGCGTGGTATACTATAACCACAGTCAGGGAAAACAAAAAACCCGGGCGGCTATGGGGAGAGTCAAACGCCCTGAAAAAATCAAAAAAATTTTTCAAAAAGGGTTGACAAACATAAAATTCTATGCTATAATAAAAGCATAGAAAAGATAATTTAATAATTCAAAAAATCGTCAGAACGTTTTTGGAACGTTCTGAAAAAGCGATTTAAAACGGCGTTTTTGGAACACTTAATTTTGAATGTTAATTTATAGTGTGAAACTCACTATTGGATGAAAATTCCATAAAGCAACTTGAAAAATGAATAGATTTATATAAAAAGTTGACGTGTTTCGGCGTTGATGGGGATTTTCAGCAATATTTTTGTTGCTGTTAGAAACTGCTAAAATCCCTTTGAAGTTTAGCAACGTTGGCGGATTATATAGAGACTATTTAAATATATGGCGAAAAAAGTTTCTGTTTTCTGCTGTGGGGCTGACAAAATTCCACGGCGTTAAGGGACTTTAGAATACGCTGGTTGTATTCTAATTTCTTCCTTAACGGAGCGTATCTATATAGGTGCGTTGCGCTAAGGGTGAAATATCCCTAAAAAATAACGAACATTTTAAGCTGACCTATCGGCATTACGGGGAGAAATCGGAGGAAATTATGAAAAACGCAATAGCTACAGAAACAACCGCCACAACTGTTACAGCAGAAACAAGAGCATTTTATACAGCCCTTGACGCTGTGGTAACAGCCGCCTCTAAGGCTGTCAGCATGGGAAACGCTGACAGAATAGAAGACGGCGACGGGGATATTATAACCCTTCACGGCGAAGGAAGGGTTATAATATTGGAAGAAGGCGAGGGGGTTGAAGTCAGGTTCACACACCCGACTTTTACGGCAAGAAAGCCTTCAATGTTGGACAAATTCCATGTAATGGAACAGTCCAACATATTCCGCCCTCTTGCAAGCTTTTCCAGCTTTGCAAAGCTGGAAGGAAAAGAGGTTGTATTCAGTGTAGGGGCTGAATACAATGAATTCCTGCTTGAAGCGGAGCAGGAAAAGCAGGCGGTTGCAGCCCCTACAGTTACGGAAAAGTCAGCCGAAATAAAACCGGCTGACGTAACAGAAATTTCGGGCGTAGGAAAAGGATGGGACGACAATTTCCCACGCCTTGAAGAAATTGTTGCGTCGTATGACGTAAAAGACTCGGCAATTTCAACCCGTTTTCCTGCATACGTTGCATATTTTGCAGGGAAACAGAAAACAGCAGTTACGTCACTGACTGCTATACAGAAAAAATTTCTGTATCTTTGCGTTGACGTTGACCCTGAACTTTTCGGGGCAACACTCGCAAAGGTGCAGGAAACCGCCCTTGAGTGTAACCACTCAGCCGACAAAATGGAGGTATTCCTCTTTTTATTGGAAATGAGTGACTACATAAAAGCCCTCAAAGCCTTGAAAATCAAAGAGGCGTTTTCAGGGGCGGAAACAACTGAGGAAAAAGGGAAATGTTTCCTCAGTTGTTGGGGTCAAGTTCCAGCCCTTAAAACAAAATGGAACAAAGAAAAGGACGGTATTATCTCAGGTACCGTTACTTCCAAAAATTACATCGTCTCCCTCGGCGATGTAACAACGCCCCCTGAGGGATACAATAAAATGCTTGATGCGATTGACGCCCGCATTGAAGCATTAAATACGGCGGCATTTTCAGGGGCGGAAAATGTTCCGGATGCGGGACTCTCTACGAGGGAACTCAAAAAAGAGAGTGAGGCGTTTTATAAGGCATACGGCTTCAATCGTGTGCTTTATATGAGCGCGTTCAAAGTCATCACGGCTTTATGCACTCAAACGCCGACGGCAACCGCAAATGACATTCAGGTAAAACTGAAAAAAAATGCGGGGCTGTTCCTGACTAAGGCGTTGGTGTTCCACGTCTTAGACAAAGAGCACGGCTTTGAGCGTTTTAAATCGGAGTCGCTCCAGTAAAAAAAACAACAGGCGACCGCCCGCAAGGGCGGAACCCTTTTTTCGTGTGCGCGTGCGTGCGTGCGCTTGCTACATGCGTGTATATATCGTGCATACTCAACATTGCTTTTAGGGAAATCTCTTAACGGGGATTTTCCCTAAACCGCCCGATAGAAAAAGAGAGGAAAAAAATGAATAGCAAACTTTAAGCCAACTGTTTTTGTTCAGTTGGCTTTTTTAGGGGCTTGCACCGTCGAAAGTGCTTGCTCTTATAGGACAAAATTCATAAGTGCGGAAAACAAAACTCCGCAGAAACTATTGACAAATACCTAAAAAGTCAATAGAATAAAATAAAAGGCTGACCTATCTGGCATTACGGGGAGAAAATGGAGGAAACTATGAAAAAAATAGCAACAACTACAGAAACAACAACTACCGCAACAACCGCTACAACTACAGAAACAACTGTAAGAATCCGCCGCCCTTACAGGGTACATCTTGAAAAGCTTTCGGCATACGAGGTGTACATCGAAAGCCACCACTGGAACGGCACGGCAACGGAAACACACCAGTGGCGTATCCGCTTGAACGCCACAAACAGAAAAGAAGCAGAAGAGTTCGCTTTCTCGAAATGGAAGCGTCTCGGCGTACAGGGACGTGTCAGAAAAAGCCTGCTGATGGATATCTATCCCTACAGCAGGTACGAGTACGGCTACAGGGAATTTCAATGCTATATCGGCTCGTATTATGCGATTGCTGATATGCAGGCGGACGAGGACAACTGGGTTTACAGTAGACCTTACAGCCCTCAGACAGCCGAGGCGAAAAGAAACGGAAAACTTTCCTACAAAGCCTCTGACGTACTGGAGTGGTGGGAGGTGACCTACGATGACTTCAATTCGGCTCTCGCAAGCGGAACAATACACGGCTTTGTGAGTCCGTTTATGTTCCATCACTCCGTAATGGAGTCAACGGAAGCGTATGAAGCTTTCCGTGAGGAAAATCCGGACGTTGCAGAGGACTATTACGGAAGACAGGCGGAAACCCTCTGGGCATTTCTTTACTGGCTTGAGGACTATTTCCCGGAAGCTGTACAGAAACGCTTGAAAGAGCATTATAGTACGGAATGTTTCCTCTACGAGTGTACGCTCTAAGATATAATCTTGACATAACTCATACGGGCGGAACGTCAGAACTCCGCAACTATAGTGAAATGTGATGCGACCACGTTAAAAGCAGAAGGAGAAAATATGAACAATACAGAAAAATACGAAAAAATTGTTGTTGATTTATGTTTCGACTCAGACGACAACTGTGTCGAGTGGACAAACGATGGAGATTACCATGTTAACCGTATGCCTTATGGCGTATGTGCTTACGGCGAAGACATGGCTTACATCGAAGTCTGGGTCGAAGCAAAAACCAGACAAGGTGCTATAGAAGAGCTTGAAAGCAAACCGGAACTGTCAGCTCTTATGAGATTTGTAGACCAAGCACAGTTTAAGAAAGCTTGTTACATTTACTGCTGGGAAAACGAGTACCCTGAGACGATGATGGCTCTCGTTTTCAACATTGATTGCCCGGATTATGAGGCATTACAGGAAGACTGACGGAGATTGTTGACGTAATACATATCTTTTGACATAATCATCGGTGAGCGGACGCAAAATCCGCTCATACATTTTAACCAGAAAGAAAGGCGGTTCAATTATGAGCTATATTGAATACATTTTTATATACGACCAAAAAAATAATCTCGGTATTGATGCAGACGGAAACAAATACGAGGTTCACAAAGATAAAGTCATAGACTTGTCGACAAAGGAAGAAATTCCGATTGACGGAATTCAAATAATCAGGAAACTTCTGTACCCAGAAGTAAGTTGGGACGGAATGTATGTAGACAACAGGCTGTACGAAAGCGTTCATGTTTGCTTTGTAGACGAGGATGGAAATCTGCCAAGGAATAAAAATGAAAACAGCCCTTGGACGTTTGTTTGTACGCCTGACGTAGAGGCACTCTTTGATGTCAAGCTGATGGACGGATACGACAGCACGGACGAAGAAGTTCGCAGGGAACTGGGTTACGGCAGTGAAGATGACGAGGATGACGAAAGCAATAATGAAGTACTTAACGAGGTCAGAAGTCGTTTAAGAGATGACCTCATTGAGTACGCTACAGAACGACTTTATGATAAGTTTTGTGAAACAGCTCAAACCTGGGGTTTTCCCAAACTGGCTGTGTGCTGGGGTGATATCGGCGTTGCTCTCGACAGTCTCATAGATGACTGCTTTGGTTAATATATTGCCTGCACGGAGAGATGTGAAAAAGAGGGAATGCAAAGCCCCCTCATTCAAGGTTTTGCAGAAAAGGAGAAAATAATGAGAAGATATTTCGTGAAAACAAACGCTTATAATTGCGTAGTCTTTGCTGACGGAAGCGGCAAAGGTTATATGTTCTACGAGGGTTTGTATGACGAACCGCTGACGCTCGAAGTCGCCCAAAATGGCGACTACAGCGGCATTGAAGACCTTGACACAGTTGAGGAGCTTGCAGTAAATTTCAACCGTGAAGAAAATGTCATCGACTTTGACCCGAACGACCCAGATTTTGAAGAGGTAGTAGAATTCTAAGGCAAAACAATTAAATACTTAATAGGGACTAATGCCGTCGAAAGCGTTAGTCCTTTTCTATGCACAAAGAGCAACGCCGATAAAAGTGTTGCTCTTACTTTTTATCGCAGAAAGGAGTTATCTATGAAAGGCTACAAATTATTCAGACAGGACAAAAACGGAAACTTACACCCTCTTTATGTGGAGGCAACTGAAACAATCCCTGTTGGTGTATGGTTATCCGCCAAAGAGGGCGAAAGAACACCAGACGGAAAAGTAAAATCTCGGCTCGGGAAACTTGCTTATAGACCAGGCTGGCACATCAACGAAGAGCTTCCATACGTCCAGCATATCTACAGTGTGCATAATGGCATAAAAACACTGAAAGATTGCTGTGTATGGGCAGAAGTTGAGTACAACGAGCGTTCTTATCAGGAGGAAGCAGATATTACAGGAATGAACAAGTGTGGTGTCGTAATCAGGCGTAATGCATATCTCAGAAAAATTCCGGTCGGCGGTTACTATCGCTATAAAACATCGCCAAATATGTACGGAACATGGATTATTGCAGGCGAAATTCGTGTTACTCGTATAATGGACGATACTGAAGTGTATCAGATGTGTGAAAACGCAGGATTAACACCTTTGAGAAGATATAAATAGAAAGGATAAATAAAAAAATGAAAGACTTTATAATCGAGGGCAGAACCCTCACGGCGTACACAGGAAACGAAGAAATTGTGGAAATTCCGAAATCCACGTTTGTCATAAGGCGTGGAGCATTTGCAGGGAACACAGACATCGAGGAGGTTGTAATCCCTTTGAATACTCGCATAATCGAAGCAGAAGTATTCAAGGATTGCACGAACCTCAAGAAAGTCACACTCTTAGGGGCGGAAATTATAGGAGCGGAGGCTTTTATGAACACGGCGGTAGAAGAAGTTGATTTACCTGAAACAATCATAAAAGTATCAGCGAGTTCTTTTAGTGAAAGCGTTCAGGTTAATTTTCCGGCTAATAGTTTATTTATGGAAGCTCCAAAACTTTCGGTAAGTAACAGTAAGTTCGGAGTGATACCAACCCTTGACTTGCCTCCTATAACTACTTGCAGGCATGACGCTCCTTGCATGAACGAATGCTACGCTTGTCGTAGTCACTATGTCTACCTAAACCGTAGGGTGGACAGAGTGATAAATCTGAAAGCTTATTATGCAAATCCACAATTCTACTTTGACAGCATTGTAGCTCAGATAAACAGCGGACTTGTCACCTACAACTTTTTCAGATGGCACAGCACAGGCGATATTCCGGATATGGATTACCTTGACGGCATGGCAAAGGTAGCTCGCAAGATAAAAGGAACACGCTTCCTTTGCTTTACGAAGAAGTATGAGTTGGTGAACAACTGGCTTGAAAATCACAGGAAACCTGCAAATCTTATTATCCTCTTTTCAAACTGGGGTGATTGGCTTTGCGACAATCCACACAACTTGCCGACAGCGTGGATTGAATTTAAGAACAAACAGACGATGATACCTGCAAAAGCGTTTCGCTGTCCCGGTTCGTGTTCAGCTTGTGCTATGGCGAACAACGGCTCATGTTGGTATATGAAGAAAGGTGACTGTGTGGTATTCGAGGAACACAGCACAACTATTAAGAAGAAATAAGGAGGAAAAAATAATGGATATCAAAGACTTTGGGCAGAAAATCGGTGGAGCAAGAAAGGATTTGCTCTCAAAAGGAACAGCAGATATAGGCGATTGGACAGCAGATGAACAGAGGCAATTGGTGATAAGGGATAATATCTGGAAGAAACCGAATTATCAGAAAATGAAAGACAATGGGCTTCCGATTGAGATTGTAGCGAAGATAAAAATGATAAGAGATGCAATCCCTACAAGACCAACCTTCGTAACTCCGCAAACATACTACGACATAACCGTTTTTATTAAGAAGACAACAGATGAAGTTCGAAAGTTTGAAGATTTCGGAAAACTTTCGACTTACTTGGCACAGTATACAGAGTGTTGGTTTCACTATGATTTCTCCAAAGTGGAATCGGCAGTGGAAACAGACCTTCATGCTGTAAAGGTTTTCATCAAAGAAAAGAAATTCCTTTACACGGAAGATGAAAAAATACTTGCGGATTATCGAATAGTTAAAGGCTCTGACTGCTCTATCGAGGAAGGGTATGTTAAGGTTAAAGATATATACGGTGCTTCTTTTTACAAACCTCTTTTCGATAAAGAAGCTTTTACAGGATACGGCTATGTAATCATCAGTAGACCTACTCGCAAGGCTATTTGTTGTGGCGTAGAAAGCGAAGAAACAGCAAAAGAAATCATCTTACGAACAGTCAAGAACACTGAAAAGCCTGTTGCTGAAAAGAAACCTCGCAAAAAGAAAGCTGTACCACCACAGTTAGTACACATTACCAGAACAGGCATAAACTACAGAAACGGCGTACCTGTTACTACAGATGAAATATTGCAGACGTTTAAATTCCGTGGCGGTGAGTTCGGCAACTGGCAAACTCAGCAAGACAGGCAAGCAAATCTTGATATGTCATATGACGCGTTAAGAGATTTAGCTATCGCAATCGGTTTCGCACCTGAACAGATTTCTCTTGGAGGTCAGTTAGCAATTGCTTACGGTTCAAGAGGACGTGCAGGTTCAGTTGCTCATTACGAACCTGAGAGAAACGTTATAAGCCTGACAAAGATGAAAGGTGCAGGTTCTCTTGCTCACGAATGGTTTCATGCTCTCTCTCGCTACCTGAAAGTAAAAGGAATAAAAAAGTACCTACATGACGTTACCGATACTATGAAACATGATAAAGGTCGCAATGTGTCAAACTACTTCAAAAAATCGCAAGAAGCTGATAGAAGTTACAGCAAGGAAGCACATGGTTACTGGGCTTCTGATGAAGAAATGCTCGCAAGAGCGTTTGCTTGCTATGTCAAGGATAGGCTTGAGGATATCGGAATGCAATCTGATTATCTTTGCGGTCATGCGGAATTTACTGTGAAACCAGAGGGAGAAGAACGTAAAAAAATTAACGCAGAATTTGACAGGATGTTTGTGCGTTTAAGAACGGATAAAGCCATATGATGTTGCGCTGACCTATCGGCTACACGGGGCTTCCTAAAAGAAAGGAGGTGAAAAATATGGCATTCTTGGCAGTTGTTTTACTTGTTATTCAAATAGTAACTGAGTACATTGACGGCTGGTTCTTTTTCTTAAAAAACAAAAAGAGAGTTGATGAGCTTTTCAGAAAACTTGATGAATGGAATAACAAAAAACCTTGACGAAAAAACTGTATTGTGATATACTAAAATAGGGTTTCAAGATTGAAATACTATTTGAGGTGATAACGATGAAGAAACAAGTATTTGCACTCCGAATAGAACAAGCTATTTCCGAAAAAGGCATTACTCCACAGGAATTAAGGAAAGCTTGTGACGTTGTAGCTAAAGAAATAGGAGTAGAAGCTAAGATAACAACATCTGATATATCACGATATAGGCACGCTTACTGTTGCCCTAAAAAAGAAAAGCTCACATTACTGGCTGTAGCACTGGACAAGTCAGAAATGTGGCTTTTAGGGTATACAAAATAACTTTATACACGAAAGGAATATTAAAATGGAAGGATATATACATCTTACACCTGATGAATTTCGCAATTTTTCTCTCTCTGATGTCATCCATGATAAAGAAGGGCTTAGGTTTATGAAAAAAGGCGTTAATCTTTTAGATTATTCCTACACTTTCGGTGTTATTGTTCAATTGGAGGCTCTTGGAGAAATAGAAATGTCGGATAAAGGAACTCCTTTTGAAAACGAATTTTTCACTGCTAAAGATTTTAGAGTGATTAAAGTATATCACATGGAAGATTTTCTTGCTGAAATGAATTCCGGGGAAGACAATGCGGGAGTTTTGAATTCAGGCAACTATAATTACGGTAATGACAACGAGGGTAACTTCAATTACGGAAATAATAATCTTGGTTGGAATAACTATGGTAGCAATAATGACGGAGTTTATAATTATGGCGATTGCAATTCAGGTGAAGAAAATTGCGGAAGCTTTAACTCAGGTACTCGTAATTACGGTTACTACAATTCAGGTAACTATAATTATGGTGATTGCAATTCAGGTAACTATAATTATGGTGATTGCAATTCAGGAGCATACGTTTATGGCTGTTTCAATGAAAAGTCCTACAAAAAGGAATGTATTCGTATGTTCGATAAAATGTCGGATTGGACTTATGAAGATTGGATGTCTTCACCAGCAAGAAAAATCATGATTACTCTTATAGAATCCGAAGATAAACAAAACAAATGGAACAACCTCTCTCCATGCGATAAAGAGGAAATTAAAAGTCTCCCGAACTTTGATAGCGAAATCTTTTTCAGAACAACTGGGATAAAGGTTGACTGATAAGGTTGAGCTTTTATATGAAACAGAAAGGACGTGCTAATATGGCATATTATGTAGAATGGAAGCCATGCAGATACAAAAAAATTCGTGGCAGCGACGACATGGATGAACAAGATGCAAAAGAATACATAGACGAACATATCGCAAATCTTTTAGAAGTTGGTTACGATTTATACTTATGTGACAACAATAAGAAAAGAATTGGTGTCTATAAATTCATACAAGGCGATTGTCCTCGCTTCCCTTTTCCATCGGACGTCTTATGTTCTTCTGCTGGATTAAGCGATGGACTTTACTACAAAGGTATCTATAAGCGTATGGTAAAAATCCAAGAATAAGTGGTGATAAAATGTATATTCAATATAAGCCAAGAGAATATGTTCAGATTGATGACGAGGACTTAGCTTTTTATTACGCCATTCCGGGATACAATCTTATTTTGTGTGATGACAGGAAGAAACCGATTAAAATTGCACGATATATTGGGCATTTTGATGATTATTCATTTTGCGAAAAATACAAAATCGGAGCTATGAAAAATTTTTTCTACCCTAATGATTACTGGTACAACTTCGAGGATTATGAAGAAGACTATAAAATCATTCGAGAAATAAAGGCTGGGATAAGAAAAAATCATTCAGCGGAATATGAACTTAAAAAGCAGTACCCACAGGTGTTTGTTTTTGATAAAACTATAGCTGATTTTATATGCTCAGGGTTTTCATTGAAAGAAACAAATATTCCAACAGAAATACTTGATACTATCCCGTTTTATAAATTTCGTATAAAAACAAATCAGACAGAGGCGTGTTTTGAATACGAGTTAGGAAATCTTTCAATGAAAACCATTGACGAAACCATCGTAGTTAATGTTAGTGTTACAGATACAGAAAACTCTTACTTAAATATTTTGTTTGACGCTTTCATTCAGGAAGAAGTCAAAGACTTTTATAAAGCTTGTAAGGATATTTACGGTTTTTCTGAAGAACAATCGTTTGAATTAGCAGAAAAGAAAAGACGTGAATACATTGGTTTTATAGAAAATATAATTGCTTTAGTTCTATATGTCTCATCTGTCAATGCTGAAATAACAGAAAAACCTTATTCCCAAACTGTTCCCGATTATCAAAAGGAATACGATAAAGAAATCGTTAAGTACGTTGGAACAAAAACAGGATATGATTTACAAGGAACAATCAAAGCAATTCAATATCAATCTTATGACGTTGATGGAGAGAACAAAACCCGAAAACCACATATGAGAAAAGCACACTTCCATCATTATTGGGTAAATGACAATATCGCAGGGAAGAAAAAACTCATATTGAAATGGCTTGCTCCAATACTGGTCAACGGATATAAAGGCGAAGAAAAAGAAAGATATGTGAAATAAAAGGGAGGTGATAACGTGGATAAAATAAAATTTAAAAACCCAGAATATAAAAAAGCTATTCAAAACTATATCGACACATTGAATTGGATTTTGAAAAGAATCTCTGCTTTCCCTTATTTCAAGTATGACAATATGAATGTTTCTGATATAAAAAAGAAATTGATTTCCATAAAAAAATCTATAGAGAACTTCATAACGAATATAGCCATAGAAGATTCTTACCAATCTTTAATTTACGAGATTAACAAAACTGTTCCCCTTGTAAACTCCGTAGAGAGTTATATCAAAAATGAAATTGAAAAAGAAGAAAGAGTAAAGTATCCAATAATATATAGTTTTGTATCGACTATAGGAAAAGATGATGAATTATCTCTGCTAATCTTAAAATACAAGGACGGACTTAAAGGAGATATAACAAATTTCCCTTACACTTGTTCACTTACAGAAGATGAAACAAAATCTCTCTGTACACATCTCACTCAGATATCTTATGAGAAAATTTCTTATATAGCAGAAAAACTTCAAAAAAGTGAGTTAATAAATTCTTCAAAGTCATTGATATCGTGGTTTGTTGGCTTAATTAATTTTGCTATAAAGAAAAATATTGAATACGATATACCTAATAATATACATGTAAGGAAAGCGTATCTCCAATTATTTTCTTCTTGTATGTCTTTTCAGTATGATTTTTATATGGACGAATCAAAAATTAAGCTCATAAAAGTACCTGTGTTTTTTTCTTGCACGACTTTCTGGAAGCCTTTTAAAGAGTGGATAAATTTAAGAGATAAGGTGATGATTTTGTCTAAATACAAAACGTCAATTAACGCTGAAAAACTTCCACAATATCTTCTTCAGGTTTTGCAGAAATTTAAATTAGGTGTAAAGGTTTTACAAGGTGATTTAGATTGGCTTATAAATGTTTCAGTTACAGAAAAGTTAGATACAACTGAAAAAGCAGACGTCGTTCTGACACGATTCATCTCTATGCTAATCAGCATAAGGAGCGATGAGGAAATTCTTAGGGATAAAAGCCCAGAACAAGAAGCTGAAGAAAGAAAAAGACAAATATCAAAAATACTTACGCAAGCACTTATATTTAATGCAACAGACACTGAAAGCGGTATTTTAAACTTTATAAAGGAAAATAACCTTGAAATAACTTAATTATTACAAATCGGTTACACCTGTAATCTTTTCGTTCTCAGGAACAAGTTATTTCCAAATCCGAACTTAATTATCTGTAGCTATCACACGCAGAAAATCTAACAAATTACAAAGCAGTTACAAAACAAAAATTTAATTGCGTGAAAATTTGATTTGGTGTAATGACAAAACCAGACAGTAAAAAATAACTGAATATGTAAAACAGTGATGTAGAAACGCCAAAATTCTACATCACTTTTGTTTATGCCGAAAGGAGAAAATCATGGAATACAAAGAAAAAATTATCAATGAATACGCTGAATACCTGAAAGTCATCAAAGCAAATTCCCCTCAGACAATTCTTATATACACAAGGGAAGCTGAATCGTTTTTCTCATACATTCTGAAAGAGAATGTTACTCTTGATGATGTAGCGAAAGTCACACCGGAAAACATCTACGATTACCTTAATCATCTTGCAGACAACAACGTGTGTACCAACACCCGTGCAAGAGCTATTTCCGCTCTCAAATCGTTCTTTGAATACGCAAGGAAAAGGCTTCATCTTATTGACAAAAACCCTGCGGAATTTGTTGAACGACCAAAGATAAAAAAAGCGTTGCCAAAATATGCAACGCTTGATGAAGCTACGGAAATTCTTAATCATGTCAGTGACTTTAGTCGTCACCCGGAAAGAGATTACTGTATTCTCGTACTGTTCCTTAATTGTGGTTTGCGTGTAAGTGAGCTTGTAAATCTCAACGTGTCAGACATCGATTTCTCGGAATGTACTATGAAAATTCTCGGCAAAGGAAATAAAGAACGCCTGCTCTTTCTCAACAAGGCTTGTATAAAAGCTCTGGAAGAATACCTTTATGTAAAGGAAGATGAAAACGAAGCGTTGTTTGTTTCTCAGAAGAAAGAAAGAATAAGTGTTAGGGCAACACAGGAGCTTGTAAAGAAATCATTGAAGGCGGCAGGACTTGAAGATAAAGGACTTTCTACACACAAACTTAGACACAGTGCCGCTACAATGATGTACCAAGGTGGTGTTGACTTGCTCACACTTTGTGAAATTCTCGGACATGAAAATCTGAACACAACAAGGATTTATACGCATATTAGCGACAACCAAAAGAAAGAAGCTATGTTCAATTCACCTCTTTCAAATGTCCAAAAAAGTAAAAAATAAATTCACATTTTGTCTATCTCGTAATTGTGTTAAAAACGAATACTTTATAAATATAAAGAACTGAAAGGAAATCAAAATCATGAAAATCACAATCAAAAGAAAAGAACTCGCAAACATCGCAACAATCGTATCAAAGACAGCAATCAAGCCATCGAAAAACAGTGATGGCTTTCTCGGCATTGAATCAGACGGCAAAATGCTTCACATTTTTGGCAAAGACCTTTTTGACGACTGTATTGGAACAGATATGCAAATTGCCATACCTAACTCGGAAAAATTTGATATGGTATATCTCGATGCAAAACTCTTGACGGGCATACTCAAGAAGCTGAAATCACCAACTATCGAATTGACAATTGACGATACGGGTAACGTTCTTATTACTGGCGGTAAAACAACTTGCGGAATGAAAACAGTTGATGTATCCGATATTGAGAAACCGTGTTACGAAAACTTTAAGCCTGTTCTTGAAATTTCAGAAAAGAAATTAAGAGATATGCTTGAAGCAACTCTTTTTGCTATAAGAGTTGATACTTTGAAGAGTATTCTCACAGGTGAATGCTTTGAAGTTGAGAACAACACGTTTTCAATCATCTCTTGTTGCGAATACAGAATGGCTCTCGAAACTACAACCGTACAGCAAGCGGTTGATAGTCGATTTATAGTGCCGGCGAATGCACTCAAGCAGTTACTGAATGTTCTCGGTGATGGAGTTTGCAAAGTATCTCTTGCAGGAGAGTTGGTTTGTTTTACAGGTGATAACTATAAGGTGTCTTCAAAGTTAATAGAAGGAAATTTCCCTAACTATGAGGCATGGATTCCATCAGAAGTTAAAATTATTTCAACCGTGAAATCAGATGATATTAAGGAATACGTTGACCTCACCAAACTGTTCAAAGCAGAAAGTAAAGTTCCGGTTATTTGTACTATTGAGGACAATGTGATGACGTTCAGCTATGAAACAGGAAAAGGTCTTTGTGAAAAGAAAATCGAAGCGGATATCTCGGGTGGTGAAATCAAAATCGGTATGGCTGCAGATTCGCTTCTCGATTTTGTTAAGCACATGAAAACGAACAAGGTAACGTTATCATTCAAAGATTGCCGTAATGTAATTATTTTTACGGCAGATGAAAGACCAAGCTTCACAGGTGTGTTAATGCCAATATTCTTAAGAAATGAATAATCATAGCGGATGGACATAATTCGAGTAGCGGAAAACAAAACTCCGCTAACTATTAAAGAAAGGAAAGAATCTATGCGTAGTGTATCAAATATTGTCAGCAATGATTTTTCGGTTTTCTGGAATGACTTTTTCGGCTCACTCAAAGTTGCGAAGATTGATGGAGAACCTTGGTTTAATGAAAAGGAAGTCGCTAACATGATGAAAGTTACGCCTTCTAAAGACATGATAGACGAAGTCGATAAAGTCACTTTGTCATCAGGCGAATTTGCGATTAACAAACATGGTGTGGACACCATTATTAAGAATGCTCAATGTTTTGAAGTAGGGTACTTTAGGAAGTGGATAGACACTGAAATTCTGCCGTTCTTCCGCTCAAACAATGAAGAAACTGAAATGCTTACCTATGAAGATAATGTGGACTATCTTGTGTTCAATAAAAATGGAATTCCTGTAACTACTTCAAGAGCAATAGCGAAACTCGTAGGAAAAAGCAACCTTGAAATCTGTTGTGCTATCGACGAGGAAATTAACTACTTGTATAATGAACCTTGCGATAGTCTTGACCTCCGGATTATAATAAACGATTTCAGAAAAAGCTACTACCTTAATGAAGACTATGAAAAGTGTTCGGAATACGAACTCGGCGAAATGGCTGCTATGTGGCTAATACCCGGATATTTTAAAGAGTATTGGGCGAAAATCATTGTCAGTTTTGAAAAGATGAAGATGTCTATTAAGGCGAACACAGCTAAAAATATGCCTAAGAAAGGAAAGCTTGTACAGGTCAGAAAAAAATCAACACGCAAAAGCAATAAGTATAGAAAGGATTTTTAACATGAACGAAATCAGAATTTTTGAAAATGAAACCTTCGGCAAAATCAGAGTGACGGAAATTAACAATGAGCCATGGTGGGTTCTGGCTGATGTCTGTAAAGTGCTTGAAATAGGCAATTCAAGAATGGTTGCCAGCAGATTGGATAAAGACGAGCTGATGTCAGTCAAATTGACATCAGGTAGACAGAAGAGAGAGATGACGGTAATCAACGAGTCAGGGCTTTACGCTGTTATCCTTCGTTCTGATAAGCCACAAGCTAAACCATTCAGAAAATGGATTACCTCCGAAGTAATTCCGTCAATTCGTAAACACGGTGCATACATGACACCTCAGGCACTTACTCAGGCACTCAGCACACCGGAGAACCTCATCACTCTGCTTCAAACACTCCAGTCAGAACAGAATAAAAACAAAGAACTTTCAGCAGAAATTGAAGTCATGAAACCGAAAGCAAGCTACTACGACCTTGTTCTTAACTGCAAAGACCTCGTACCGATTTCAGTTATCGCAAAAGATTACGGCAAGTCAGCAATATGGCTTAACCGTTATCTTCGTGAAAAGAAAATCCAGTACCGTCAGGGAAACATCTGGCTCTTATACCAGAAGTATTCTGATAAAGGTTATGCAAGCACCAAGACAAATCTTGTTACTGACACTAGTGGAGTTCCTCATGTTAGAGAATTTCTTTGCTGGTCACAAAAAGGGCGTTTGTTTATTTACAAAATGCTGAAAAATGACGGAATACTTCCATTGATGGAACATGAAGCAACTGCTTAACTACATAAGCACTATCTGAGAAATCGGGTAGTGCTTTTTTTATTTACTAAAAGTTCACACTTTGTATATCTGATAAACCTTCTTCAAGCGAAAAATATAAGTATAAAGAAAATGAAAGGGGTAGAGATATGCAGCTTATTTCACCAAGCGTAAACCTTATCGCACCTACGTCTGAAAGCTATGTCTCAATGCTTGACACAATTGAACAAGCGTATAGAGTTTGCTACAACTCACAGCTCTCTGCTACAAGAGAAGATTGCGAAAATTTTATCAAGCGAATGATAGCAACAGGACATGAAAGTCCTCTTGAACACGTCAACATAACAGTGGAAATTGTGACTGACCGTGCAGTTTCTCACGAGCTTGTTCGACACAGGATAGCGAGTTACTCACAGCAGAGCCAAAGATATTGCAACTACTCAAAAGAAAAATTTGGTTCTGAAATCTCCTTTGTTAAGCCATACTGGCTTGATACCGCAGATGAAGACACATACTATGAGTATATAAATTTCCTTACAACCGCTGAAAAACAATACCTCAAATTTGTGAGAAGTGGTATGTCTGCTCAAGATGCAAGAGGTGTTCTGCCGAATGCTACTGCTACTAAGCTTGTAATGACAATGAATATCAGAAGTTGGCGAAATTTTTTCAAATTAAGAGCCATTGGAGTTACAGGCAAACCGCACCCGGATATGCAACGTTTATCCACAAAGATACTGTCCTTATTCGATGAAAGCTTCCCTTGCTTTTTTGAAGACCTTTTTTCTCAGAAAGTTCAGGATATTATTTCGGAAGTTTGTTCTCAGAAGCCAGACAATAAAGAAACAAACTCACAACCTGTAAAAGATAATGTCAACCACCCTCAGCATTATCAGGGGAAATATGAATGTATTGACGAAATGATTTCCCTCTTCGGCGTTGAAGCTGTTAAATCTTTCTGTCGCTGTAACACTTACAAATATCGTTTTAGAGCAACGCAGAAGAACGGTGAAGAAGATATAAAGAAAGCTGAATGGTATATGACGAAACTCAAAGAACTTGAAAGGAATGATGAAGAATGATAAAACTTTACACTACGAACTGTCCTCTTTGCTCTGTGCTGAAGACAAAGCTTAACCAGAAAAATCTCTCTTATGAGATTATCTCCAATAAAGATGTTATGGTCGCAGAAGGTATTAAGCACGTTCCCGTTCTCGAAGTTGACGGAAACAAACTGAATTATGGTGAAGCTCTCGAATACCTGAAAGGAGTAAAAAATGTTTGATGAATACAGGCACTATGAAGACTTCATAGAAAGCTACAAGACCGCTGTCAACGCAAGCACAGGAAGTAAATATGACTCCAACGCAAACGTCAGCTTTAAAAACATTACAACACTGCACGGAGAATTGTTCAATAAAGATGCTATCATGATTTCTCGTATGCTTATGTATGACAAGCTGAAAGAAATCTACGGCGAAGATATAGCAACTAACTACATATCAGATCTTGAAAACCACCTGATTTACAAGCATGACGAAACAAAGCCTTTATACCCTTATTGTGCCAGTATTACTATGTATCCGTTCCTTATTCACGGACTTGAAACTTTAGGCGGAGTATCGAAACCGCCAAAGAACCTTGATAGTTTTTGTGGTGGTTTTATCAATCTTGTATATGCTGTATCTTCTCAGCTTGCAGGAGCTGTTTCTACACCTGAGTTTCTTACATATCTTGACTACTTTATTCGCAAAGACTATGGTCAGGACTACTATAAAAATGCTGATAAGGTTGTTGTTAATGGCGTAATCCACAAATCTATTAAAGAAGTAATTACAGACAAGTTCCAGCAAGTTATCTATAGTATCAATACCCCTGCCAGTGCCAGAAACTTTCAGTCTGTTTTCTGGAATATTGCTTATTTTGATAAACCATACTTTGACGGTATCTTTGAAAACTTCTTTTTCCCTGATGGTACTAAGCCTTGTTGGACAAGTGTTAGCTGGTTACAGAAGCTTTTCATGAAGTGGTTTAACAAAGAAAGACTGAAAAAAGAACTCACTTTCCCTGTCGAAACTATGAACCTACTCAACGACGGAGAAGATTTTGTCGATAGCGAATGGGCAGACTTCACGGCAGAAATGTACTCAGAGGGACATTCTTTCTTCACCTACACAAGTGACAGTGTTGATAGTCTGGCAAGTTGCTGTAGGCTCAGAAACGCTATTCAAAGCAATGACTTCTCATATACTTTAGGTGCAGGAGGAGTATGTACAGGTAGTAAATGTGTTATCACTCTCAACATTAACCGCATTGTCCAAATTGCAAGTAGTCAGTCAGGAGAGAAAACTGACTACAAAACAATTTCAAATAAGGTACAGGAAGTAACTCAGAGGGTTCATAAATATCTTACAGCTTACAACAGCATTCTTTCTGACCTAAAAAATGCAGGGCTTATTGGTATTTATGACGCTGAATTTATTCTTCCCGAAAAGCAGTATCTGACTGTTGGTATTAACGGCTTAGTCGAGGGAGCTGAGTATCTTGGAATAAAGATTGACCCATTCAACGAAAAGTATTATGAGTATATCGAAAGCATTCTGAAACCTATCCATACTGAAAACGTCAAGGATAAAACTGATGAAACCATGTTCAACACAGAGCTTGTCCCTGCTGAAAACCTCGGCGTGAAGTTTGCAAAATGGGATAAAGAAGATGGTTATTTTGCACCGAGAGATTGTTACAATTCGTATTTTTATGTTGTAGAGGACTCACACACAAATCCGATTGATAAGCTTATGCTCCACGGAGAAAGAGTAACAAAGTATCTTGACGGCGGAAGTGCAGTACATATCAATCTCGATGAACATTTGAGCTACGAACAGTACAAGAAACTTTTGCTTGTAATGATAAAAACAGGTTGTTCATACGCAACAGTGAATGTCCCAAATACAATCTGCAACGAATGTGGTCATATCAGCAAGCGATATACAGGTACTTGCGAGGCTTGCGGAAGTCATGACCTTGACTACCTTACAAGAATTATCGGGTATTTAAAAAGAATCTCGAAGTTCTCGGAAACAAGGCAAGAAGAAGAAAGGAACAGATACTATGCCGGAACAGAAACCTTTAAGGTATAAAGGCTGGAATATTACTTTTGCGGAAGTTCCTGATGAAATAACTTTGGTCTTTTCCGTGTGTGGTTGCCCTTACAAGTGTGAGGGTTGCCACAGTTCTTACCTCTGGAATGATGATGACAGTGAACTTTTGATGGATATTATTGATGATGTTGTCGCTCAGTACAAAGATACGGCGAGTTGTCTTTGTGTGATGGGCGGAGACTGGAATGAAGATGAATTGAAAAAGATTGCTGTCAAAGCTCACGAGAACAATATGAAATTCTGTTTGTATAGCGGAAGTGATATATTCCCATCTGATAGTCTTATGTCTTTACTGGATTATGTCAAAGTAGGTCACTACAACAAAACTTTTGGAGGATTAGCTTGTAGAGAAACAAATCAGCATTTTTACAAGATAACCGCAGACCATATAGAAGATATAACGTATAAGTTTTGGAGGAAAACCCATGATTAAAATTGAGAGAAATCCTAATATCAATGAATATGACACGATAACACAAGCTGTCAAAGACAATGACGGTTACTGCCCATGTATGACTGAACGCAACGAAACAACAAGGTGTCCATGCTTGGAGTTTCGTCAGATGAAATCGGGGTATTGTCATTGCCGAAGATTTCTTAAAAAAGAAATATCTTAAACAAACTTATAGTATCACAAATTGAATGTGTTGTCAATAGCGAAAGGTGTCGAAAAAAATGAAAGTCAGTATAAAAAAACTTAGAGAGAATGCTATAATACCGAAAAGAGCAACAACAAAGTCTGCCGGATATGACTTGTTCGCCTGCATAGATGAAACTCTTGAAATCAAACCGCATGAAACCAAAGTTATTCCCACAGGCGTTGCAATTGAACTTCCACATTACACATTCGGGGCGATTTTTGCAAGGTCGGGACTTGCTACTAAAAGAGGGTTACGTCCAAGCAACTGTGTAGGTGTTTGCGATGAAGACTACAGAGGGGAATACATGGTAGCACTGTACAATGATAGCGACAAAACACAGCTTGTTGAACCGAAAGAACGAATTGCACAACTTGTAATTGTCCCATATGCTGTAGCAGACTTTGAAACAACAGAAGAATTGTCCGTATCAGAAAGAAAAGATGGTGGCTTTGGTCACTCAGGGAGGTTTTAAATATGAAAAATAAAGCATTTACTCAGTGGCAAAATCTTATGGGATATATCTTTGGTCTTTGGGTGTCGGGCAAAATCTCAAAAATACATATGCAGGATATTTACAAAGATGAATATGAAAACTTTATCACAGAACCTATGCCTGTTGGTTATGCAGATACTTACTATGACAAAGGGCTTGAAGAACTTGAACTTATCGGCGGTTAATGAAAGGGGACAACACATGAACGAAATCAGAATTTTTGAAAAAGCGGAATTTGGAACAATCAGAACAATGGAAATCAACGGAGAGCCGTGGTTTGTCGGAAAAGATATTGCAGATATTCTTGAATACACAAACACAGCAAAGGCAATAAGAGACCATGTTGATGATGAAGATAAGCTGACAGAACGAATCGTTCTGTCAGGTCAAAATCGAGAAGCGATATTAATCAACGAGTCTGGTCTTTACAGTTTAATCCTCTCAAGCAAGATGTCCAATGCAAAAAAGTTCAAGCGTTGGGTTACTTCTGAAGTTCTCCCGTCAATCCGTAAGATGACAACAAAGCTTGAAACCATCACATTCAAAGGCAATATAGCTGGGCTTGTGTTCAGTAAAAACGGTATTCCGATAACAACATCAAGAAAAATTGCGGAAGTTACAGGTAAAGACCATAGGCATATTCTTAGAGATATTCGTGATGAACTTGACAAGCTTCAGAAAATCCACTGTCCAAATCTGGACAGTGACATTCAGCTTATCATTAACGATTTCAAGGAAGTTGATTACCTCGCAAGCAACGGGCAGACTTACAAAGAATATGACCTTGGCGAAATGGCTACTATGCAGTTAATGCTTAAATACTCTACAGAATACAGAGCGAGGTTTATTATCAGTTTTGCAAAAATGAAGCAAGCCATCATGGATATGTTTAAGGCAAGAGTGGTTGAAAGCGTGTTACCACAGGACAGCAGAAGCAGACAGTTTGTCTATGTCATTAGAAATCCTGAAAACGACAGAGTTAAAGTCGGTGTTTCAAACAATGTTGAAAAAAGACTTCACGTTCTTGAAACTGGTGCAGGTACAAAACTTGACCTTGTATATAAGTCAATCGTGTGCAGTAACGCTTTTGACATTGAAAACATGGTACATAAACACTTTAATGAATGCAGGGTTTTCGGTGAATGGTTTCAGGTTAATGCAAGCAAAGTTATTAACTTTCTCGAACAACAGCAGTATGTTTTGAAATCAGAATTTGTAAAGTATGTAAGCGTTATGGGAAAGGAAAGATAATATGTACGAAATTGTAAAATCAGAAATGTTTTGCGGCAACCAGTGTGACTTTTACGAAAGTGATAACAACGAGATACTCATGACATCGACACAGCTTGGAAGTTGTCTTGGATACAGCAATCCTCAGAAAGCTATTGACAACTTGATTTCAAGAAATGAATACCTCAAAAATATTGAATTTTCAGTTACCCTCAAAATGAGGGCTACTGACGGCAAACAATACAATACAAGGCTTTTCACGGAAGATGGCATATACGAAATCACAATGCTTTCAAAGACTGATAAAGCAAGACATTTCAGAGCGTTTGTAAGAGAAGCTATTAAGTCAATCCGCAAACACGGTATGTACGCTACAGATGAACTCCTTGAAAACCCCGATTTAGCTATTCAGGTATTTCAGAAACTCAAGGAAGAAAGACTTGAACGCAAACGCCTTGAAGCTGAAAACCAGATTATGAAGCCGAAAGCTGACTACTTTGACGACCTTGTTGACCGCAATACGCTTACTTCATTCCGTGAAACCGCAAAAGAACTTAGGACGGGCGAAAGAAAGTTTATCAATTTCCTGCTCAATAACGGTTATCTTTACCGTGACAAGAAAGGAAAACTCATGCCGTACGCTGAAAAGAACAACGGCTTGTTTGAAGTAAAGGAAAGTAAAAGTGCAAAGACAACATGGAGTGGAATTCAGACCTTCGTTACCGTTAAAGGCAGAGAAACGTTCCGCCTGCTCATGAAGTGAGGTGTGTAGCACACCTGAATAAGAAGCTCCGCTTGTAATAAAGTTAAGACCATAGAGTAAAATCTATGGTCTTTTTTTCTTATATAAAAAATAAAGCCACCTGCATTGGTGGCTTTAAAGGCTTTCAAACCGTAAAGGTTTATTTGATTTTCTTTATTGTATCATAGTTTTTCAGAAATGTCAAGCTGATTTTATCCCTGAAACACAGTTAAAACAACCGTCTTTAGTTGTCTTTGTGATTTTTATGAATTCTACTTTGTCATGAATGTTGTAGAATTTTACGCCTGAGTACACGCTTTCTTCTAAAGACTTCAAGATAAAGTCTATTCCTGCTCCGTTTTGTTCTATCAGAAACTTAATCCTCAGTAAGTCCATTCGCTCAACACCAATGTTGCGACAGATGTTTGAGTAAGATAACTCATTTGAAATGCGAGTAAGAAGGTCATTCATTCGTGTTCTTCCTCTTTCTTCCCACAACTTCATCGAGAGAACAGTCAAAAATATCCGCAAGTTGAATAAATCTTTCGGTCGGTATCTGCCTATTTCCTTGTTCAATCTGACTAATAAAGGTGTGAGGAATGCCAAGTTTTTCAGCGATTTCTTTTTGAGTAAAACCTCTTGAAGTCCTGCAATGCTTTATGCTGTCATTGATAGTCATTATTACCACCTCTTATTTACGCTTTTTAAGAATACACACAATGACCAATGCCCAGAGTATAAGCTCTATGACGTTAAAAATTATGTCAATCATTATTTTTCACCTCTTTTTTTTCTGAAGACGTTGACAAAAGAATATCGGCATGATATAATAGATTTGAAAAGATTGGGGGATTTCTCCCCCCTCTCTCTGTTTTGAATTTAATTTAAGAACTCTTTGACAATGTCATAAAGTATCTTAAAGAAATTCAAGATTGCCGTGACGAGAAGAATTTTCTCTTTGGCTGAGATTTTCTCGTCACTTTTTTGTTTTTCTTCAAGTTGCTTAATTCTTTCGTTAAGCTCTTGAATCTTCTTTTCTGTGGCAATCCGATTCCCTTTGCTCATCATTCCGCCTCCTTATTAATTTTTCAAAATACTGTGGAATCTTTTTGCTTTCCACAATTATATTATACCCGATTAATCGGGAAAAGTCAATATATTTCCCGATTAAAAGTGAATTTCTATCTTTATCACAAAATTCAAAGGAGGTTTTTATGTATAATTCACAAGAAGTAGCTTTGCGTATAAAAAAAATTTTGAAAATAAAAGGAATATCAATAGGAACTTTACAGACAGAATGTGGGCTTGGAAAAAACGCAATTACACAATTAGCAAGTAGTCAAGAAGGTATGAAGTCGAAAAACTTATATGCAATTGCAGAATACTTAAATGTGTCTGTCGATTACCTTCTATGTAGAACAGACGAAATTTGCATAGAAGATGAGGTTATGTTTTTATCTGATAAAGAAAAGCAATTAATCCTTGCTTATCGGCAACAAACGGATATTCAAAAGTCTGTAGATAGGTTACTTGAAATATCAGAGTAAGATAATTCGCTATTTTATTATTCTTTCCATATACTCTTTAAGCTTTTCTTTTCTCTTATTGTAGTCTGGTAATATTACAAGAAGTCCTATATCAACCTTTTGAAGCTTATCCATAATACTTATTTCTTGCTCAGTTAGATACGGTCGTATGCTTTCACCTTTTGGTATGTTATGTTTTTCTCTAAACTGCTTTGCAGTCATTCCGATAACAAGGCGATTAATCATGTCACACTCGTTTGAATAGTGATACGGTTTTGTGTCTGGATATGCAAGCTTAATGTTGTCTGTAAGTAAAGGAAACTGTTGTCTTGCTGATATAAGTGACTGAATGAGGTTTTCCATCTCGTTGAAACGTTGAATATACATTTCTTTAAAGTGCATAGCTTTTGTTCCTGTGTAACCCATAACAAGTAGGGTAAAACCGTCACGGGTCAATTGGTAGCATGGAAGACTTCTACCTGTAGAATCTTTATATGTGTCTACGGTAAAGTTGTTTTTAATGAAATTTTCACTAAGCCCAGATTTGGGCTCAATGATTTTAGCGATATCTCGTAAAACGTGTTTATGTTTCTTTTCAAATAGTTTTGCTACAAATAAGCTGTCTACTCTTATCACATCTTTCTTATCGGCGAAAATACCATATTCATCTTTCGGAATTAACTCTTTCATTTACTATTGTCCTTTCTTTCTCGTATAAGTATAGATACCAGTAACCATTTCTTTTGCTTATACCCTCCCGGCTCGTAAGAATAACATCGCCTTTTTCAATCGGGTTTCTGCTGTACACTCTCGACAATATAGTGACTTCCGCTTCTTTTCCTGAACCTATACTTATCGTGGAAACCTTATATCCCCAAGGTTTCTTTCCTCCGACTTTCTTTAAAGGCTTCAAGTCACTAATAAAAAGTTTTGTTCGGTCTTCTGGTTTCCCTGTTCCTGATGAAATATAACCGAGATATTCTTTTTGTAGTTTCATCTTTTCTACAACGTCAAGGTCTGGTATGCTTTCTTTTTTTAGTGTTTGTTCAACATGGTGCAAAAAATCATCTGCCGAATCATCAAATTTGTATGATTTGCTTTCCGACCCATCTTTGTTAAGGCATGAGGCGTAGTCTTGTATCTGGTAACTTTCAAAACCGTATTCTATTGCTTTGTCTTTATTGATGGATTTTGCAGTTCCGTATTTGAGTATTTGTGTATATTCAAAGATTTTAAGTAGTGTCGGGATATTGCCGAACTCTTTGAGAAAACCAATCTGAATAAGTGCTTCTATTTGATTTTTCTTTAAAGATGTTTTTTCTTTAATGGCTTGCAGTAAAGAAACAAAACTTGTCGTGTGCATGGTCTGAGATAATTCGTACAGTTCGTTTGCGACCTGCTCATTCAAAGTCTTTACGCTTTCTACACCTTTATATATCGTATTAGTTGTGAGGTCGTAGGTATAGCCACCTTTTGAGTGACCGTAAGAAATAGGATTGATTTTAATGCCAAAGTGCTTTAATTCCGCCGTAAGAGCCGTAGTTTTGTCAAGGTCTTTTTTGTAAGTATTGAAAGCGACCGTGTAATATTGTAACGGATAATGGCTTTTCAGGTATGCTCCATACAGACTATCGTAAGCAACACACAATCCATGTGCGGAACAAAACCCATAGGAGATACAACTTTGTATCATTTGCCAGTTTTCCATAAAACCCTTTTCGCTTCCGATGATTTCAATCCAGCTTTCTTTTAGTCTTTCTTCAAGCTTTTTAAAATCATCTTCTTTAATTTTCTTTTTGGAAATCTTTTTAATGATGTTAATAGCTTCGGCAGGTGTGAGTTTCAGCCATATAAAATACTGCATAAGATTTTCCTGAAAAAGAATGTAGTGGTTTGTAGACGAAAGAACTTTGTCCATTTGTGGAACGCCAGTAGAAAAAGGTTTTCTCTGAATGAAATCTTCACGCCATGAATTAAATGATGGACGTATACAGGCTACAAACATTGCCATTTCTTCAACTGATTTAGGTTTGTACCTTTTTACGAATGAAGTTCCGAAACTGCTGTCAGTCTGATTTAATGTTGCCGTCAAGCCTGCTGAATACATAAGCCACGTCTTATCGTCAAGCTTTTCTCTTAATTGATTTATGGTGTATATCGGTTCACCTATTTCTTTGAAGACTTCTGAAATGATTTTCCACACTTCGACTTTCAGGTAGTCATTTTTTAAATACTTATATGCGTCCGCTTCTGCTGATGTTATTAAAGCCGAATACTGTATTTCCTTTGATGTTTCAGAGCTACAGCGAATAACGCCTATTTCACTTTCAATATCGCCATCAAAAAGCAGATACGAACAAGGATGAATAGATTTGCTGACAATTGTGTTTACAAGCTTTTCTGATAATTCGATTGCTGACCTCCACGGTTCTTTATCCTTGTACTTTTCTTTCTCTTTCGCGACTTCTTCTACTGCATTATACGGCACTCCCAATGCTTTGCAGGAAGCTTTAAAAGCACCGTCTTCCTTGATAGTTCCGTAGGCAATCATCGGATATACGCCTTTTTCACCTATGAAATCTTTTGAAGCCTGTACAAACGGTTCATCGCTCACAACATTATAGTCAATGTCGGGTAAGCTTCTGTTTTCAATAAGTCTTGCTGTACTCATAAAACGGTCAGGGTACAAAGGGATTTTTTCTGCCACTTTGTCAACCTGTGTCATACCAAGAACGTAATTTAGGTAAAAAGAAGAACAACTTCCTCTACCGCTTCTCGTGAGAATACCGCCATACACATTCACTGCTTTGTGAACTATCTCATAGTTTAAGAGAAAATAATCCATGCTATGAACTTCCGCCGTATCTTCTACTACTTTCATTTCTTCCTGAATTTCTTTTATGTATTCAGGAAGTTTTTTAACCGGGATAGTCGGGATTATCTTCTCGAACTCTTTTGAAACAATGTTTTTCAGTATCCCAATTCTTTCTTCTACGCTTTTATTTTTGTAGATGTTCGGCATTTTTATATCGAGAGAAATCTCGATATCTTCACATTCGTCAAAGATGTTTGTGTTCTGTATAGCTTCCATAGCCTGCTCAACAGTCAGAACGCCTTGCTCCGTATATCTTCGCAGGAGCGTTTCTGTATCAGGATAGTCAAGTGTAAAGCTATTTTCATCGCTGTCTTTGTAGTAAACATCTTTTGATTTCAGATACAGTATTCTATCCTCGGCATCTTCCGGACGGATATAGTGACTATCACAAGCACTGATAATTTTTAGCCCGTAATGCTTCGAGAGAGATAATGCAAGTTTGTTTATCCTGATTTGTTCAGCGTGATTATGTGGCTGTACTTCCAGTAAAACGTGATTGCCGAATTTCTTTACAAGCGGAAGAAAAATGTCATTCATACCATCTATATCTCTTAATATTCCTGCTATACAGGCTGTTGTTATGTATACATCTTCTTCGTCAAGGGAAAGGATATCGCTAAGAGAAATTCTTGCTCTCTTGTAAAATCCGTAAAGATTTGCTTCCGAAATAATCTTGTTAAGTTTTTTTCTTGCGGTATTAGTAGTAGGTATCACTACTATGTGATAATTCCTATCGTCCTTTCCTTTGTTGTTTTTTACAATATACGCTTCCACGGCAAATTTGCAATGTAGTCCTGCTTGGTCACAGAGTGTCTTTGCTTCAAATATATCACCTCCGAAGCCATGTTCTGTAGTGAAATATGTATCATGTCCGAGTTCCTTTGCTCTTTGTATGTAGTCAGAAATCTTCACTACACAGTCTTGAACAACAAGGTTTGAAAACTCGGTGTGCTTATGATAATTATTCCATTTATGCTCCATAAATTTCTTCCTCTATCTCTCTAAAGTTTTCAAATGCAGGGTGCGGATATGGCAGTTCTTTTTGTGACAAGTCCGCCGTGTCCCAACTATACTGTTTTCTGAGTTCGGCTAAATTTGAGAAAAATCTCTTTGAAGGCACATCATAATAGACACCACAAACCAGCTGATATGTTGAGCTATTACGCTGTTTCAGCACTTTGAAAGTCACATCATATGGTACAGGCGGAGTAATGTAATCACCTTTTTGGTTCATTATTCCGCTTTTTTCTTTTGGGGTTACTCTATGAAGTGATATAGTGACGTGGGCAAGATTTGTAATAGCTCCGCTACCACCTACATCATCTCTTTCAATACCGCCAGTGTAGCCATTTTGTTTCTTTCGAGGGTGGACAACAAAAATAACTGCGACTTTAAACTCTTTTGCAAACTCTCTCAGTTTATTCGTAATGTTTTTCTGCTCTTGAAATTCACTACTCGAACGTCCGACATTAATATCAATGCATGAGAGATTATCTATAGTTACAAGCTTTACGCCGTATCGCCGTACAAGTTGTGTGGCAACGTCCAGTATATCATCAATGCTGTTTCCATGAGATGTGTCATATCCCCATCTCATTCCCCTATAGTATTCATCTATCTTCTTTTCGATTTCTTTAGGCGTTGTATAGGCAATAACGTCATTCTTTAGGTGTAATTCTGTTCGATAAAATTGTCCTGCCAGTATAGGTGTAATCCACGCCTTGTTGTGTTCTTTCAGCAATTCTCCGCTATACTGAAAGACTTTGATACCGTCTTCGATAGCTGTTGCCATAACGCCATTAAGAAACGAAGATTTTCCCGAACCTGCTTCACCTGTCACTATTGTTAGTGTTCCGAAAGCAAGTTTGTTGATAAGATGGTCTAAAGCATACAAGCCTGTATATACACCTTCCTCAGTTTCTGCATTCTTTCCCTCTACATCTGAGTAATCGTAAGCTCCTTTAATCTCAGGAAGCTTTGTATTCGTCAGGCATTCCTTTACTTTGTCTTTCCCGAAAAAGTAGAGGACTTCATTCAGGTCTGAAATCTTTACTATCTTCACTGTGCCATCTTCAAATATTCTTTCGGTCTTTTCAGGAAGCTGAACAATCTGTGTTCTCCACGCTCCAAGTCTTGTAACACACTCATCTTTCATTTTCTCCCCGGCTTTATCGTTGTCAGCACAAATGATAATGGTATCGAACCTTTCAAGCCATTCCCAGCATTCTTCTATCCATTGAGTGTTTCCTGCTCCCATAGGTACGGATACGGCGTTCTTAAAGCCACATTCTATGGCTGTCATGCAGTCGATTTCTCCCTCGGTTATAAGTAGAGGTTGAGTAGGATTAATCCTATTCATATTGAAAAGAATGTGTTTTTTATCGCAGTCTTTCTGAAACCATGTCTTAACACTACCTTTTTCTACTTTATGAGATGGACGGTATTTGACGTTCGTCAGAGTATCTTCAAGGTCGAAATACTGAAAAACAAGATTTCCTTTTTCGTCCTGCTCCACTGCTACGCTATCAGCAGTTTCTTTACTGATACCTCTCAGCTTCAGATACTCATATGCTTTATTTTTATTGTCAGTATGTACAGCTACAGGATATTTGAAATCCTTATCTTTCGATGATTTTCCGTCCGATATTACAACTCCTGAAAGTCTTTCGAGTTCTTCTGTTGCTTCTTTAAAAGTCTTTCCGGTGCTTTGCATAGCCGTAATGATATCAACGTTTTCTCCACAGCCAAAGCAGTGAAAGCTGAATTTTTTCTTGTTGTAGATGAAAGACGGTGTTTTCTCAGCATGAAAAGGGCAACAGCCTTTCATTTCTCTTTCACTGTAATTTTCTACGTTCAGTATGTCCGCTATCAGTTGTGCGTTATCATCGCCTAAGCTTTCCTTTGCTTCCTGTATTTTGTCAATTGAAATCATTGTTACACCTCTTTTTGTGGGTACGGAACATTGTTGATATGTGACTTCCCTTTTGTATGTAGTAGCCAGTATTTCTCATGTACTTTAAACAGGCGTCTCTGTTTTCTCTGAAAGTCTTGTATTTATCGCAAGTACAGTGACAGGCGGTACACCTCACCTGACAGTTTTTACATGGTGATTTCATGGGTTATTCCTTTCATAGCTTTTACTTTTCTCGCTTCGGACGCTTTTCTTGACAACTCAATCATCTTTTCATGGCAGGCATTACACACTTTCCACTGGTCGTTGTCAAGTGGTTTCATGCACTGAAAGCAAATTTTCTGTCTTATTCTTGTTCTTCGTGCAGGAATGTACTTTTTCGCTTTCTTTCTTCTTGCGAATTTTCGCTTACAGGAAGCACAGAGAACTTGTCCTCTCAAAGCTTTTTCTCCGCACCGTACACACAAGCCTTTCTTTTTGTATCGCCTGTAAGACCTGTAACCACAATATTTTTGTTTTGTCATATTGCACACTCCTTATAAAGTCAAATCAGCTTCGGATTTATTTTTGTTCAGTAAATTCATTAACGCAATCTGATGTTCGTATTTACCAATAGCGTTTGTGAGTTCGATGAGCTTCTCCATCGTAAGCTTTTTGCCTTCTTTTTTTATGTATCCAGTAGGTTCTATCAGGTCACATAAATCAGATGGAGTAAGATTATCAAAGAAGTTTTCTAGTATCGGACGAGCATAAGGGTTTGTGTAGTCTATGAAAACATTTATATCCCACCTAACATATAGGGCTTGGACTTTATTCCATAGAATTTTTAAATAACCATATTCACCACCGTAATCTGAATGTATACCGTAAAAGAATAAACATAAGTTTCGGAGGTTTATATAAACAGGAGATAAACCTCCACGTCTTAACACCTTGGAAAATCTTCTTACTGTTTCAACACCAAATAAAGACACTTTAGATTTTTTAGCAAAGTCAAATATCCTACAGTAAAAATCCTTGGAAGAAACTTTTATATCTTTCTCGAAATCCAGCTTTTCTAACGTAGACGGGAATACGATTTTCCTACATTCTCCTTGAAATAATGCGTCTACATATTTCACTCCTTTTGGGATTATAACGGTTTCTTGTTTATCGTCAACTGTAACCTCCGTCAAATATGTATCAATTTCGCCCGTAAGCAAATCTTCTCGTTGCTCTGTTTTAAATCTTGCCATTGTTTTCACCTCACAATTCAAGGTCTGATTTCACCAGGTAGTTTTTTCAGTAGGTTCATCAATTCGATTTGATGTTCGTGTTTATCGGTAGAACGAAAGAATTCAATTAAATATAGAGTTAATTCTCTCGGTTTGCTACAGTGTTTTATAATTCCGATAATGATGTCTATGTCAAGTCTGCTGAAAAACAAGTCTGAGGCTTCCTTTTCAAACTTCGGAGAAAACGGAAAAACCTCATTATCTTCTGTGTAAAATGTATTATCTTTAAAAGGGTAAAAGACCTGCACTATAGGTGTAAAACCGTTATTCAAAAAAAACACATATATATCTGAGAAAAGAACGATACAAAACTGAAAATTTTCGCTCCACGGTGACGTCTTGTAAAAAACATCTTCGTTGAATATTTTGTAAAAATCCTCATAGCACTTCCTAAAATCGTATATTTCACACGTCAAAGGATTTTTATCCATCGAGCAATAGCTGATTGGTGGAATAAGCTTTTCTATTTTCAAGCTTTTAAGATTTTTAGGGAAAACTATTCTTTTAAAATGACCTGAAATAGTAGTTGTTATCGCTGTTACATTGTCCGGGATTACAAGAACATCTTCGTTCTTATCAAGCTTTATGTCCGTTAAATAATAACCCGGAACTACATCCTTCAAGGTTCCTATTCTGACACCTCCATCTTCATCAATAATACCTGTAAAAAAGTAAGGGTCTCTGGTTATTCTTTTGTAGTTTGGGATAATTTTAAATTCTGCCATACTATCACCTCTTTATAAAATCACGCCAAATTCAACATCATCTGAATACTTTACATCCTTCGGCTCTACAGTACGCCCCCAATAACCACAATCAACGTTTATTACCCAAAAGCCAACACCTATAATTTCATCATAACGGCTATCCCTATTTCTGTTGTACTGCGCTCTCAGCACCACTGTATCTTTTAACTCATCTGGTATAGCTTCAAGTTCTTTTATTAATTCTCTTATAGTCATGCAAGCCTGCTCCTATTATATAATTTGCAGGGCTTTCGCCCTGCTTATTCTCTTACTTCTTGTTTAGCTTAAAACGGGACATCTCCGTCACTGAGTATTTCTTCAAATGCGGAAGCCTCTGCGTTCTGAGCCTGTGGTGTCTGCATTGCCTGATAGCCGTTATTGCCAGGTGTGTTATTGTCTTCTTTACCCCCAACAAAACCTACGTTGTCAGCGATAATCTCGCAGGAATAATGCTTAACGCCACTTTTGTCCGTGTAATTGTTGTTCTGAATTTTACCTTCCACAAGAATCTGCTTGCCTTTAGTGAAATATCTACCTACAAATTCTGCGGTCTTACGGAAAGTAGACACACGGAAAAAATCTGTCTGTTTTTCCTGTCCCTTTGATGTACTTCTGTCAACCGCAATATTGAACTTACAAACCGAAACACCGCTTGCAGACTGCGAAAATTCGGGGTCTGTTGTAAGTCTGCCGATAAGAATAACTTTGTTGAATGCCATAATTATTTCCTTTCTTTGTGTTGATGAAGATACACTATTTCACTGCTTTCGTTTTTGTTCTCCATCAGCCACCTATCACAATTTTCTTTACTTAAATGAGTTTTGAAAACTCTATATTCATATACATATTTTTGTTCTGATATTTTTTCAGCAATCCTTTGATGGATTTCATCTGCCTGATAATTTGCTTCTACCAGATATAAACTATAATCTTTCGCTGAAATACCATCTAAAGTTGCTGTATCTGTGGCATATAACGCTTTTTCACCATTGATAAATATTCTATACCCACAATTCTCTACATCATGATACAGCTTAAAAGGGGAGATTTCAAACTGCTTGTAGTTATATAGCTTGCCGATTTCCAGTATGTCAATGTTTTTTACCCCGCATTGTTTTAAAGGTTCTGCGAGCCATTCACAGCAAGCAAATCGTAACATCGGTCTTTCTTTTGCCAAGCGTTCGATTGTGGACTTTTTAAAGTGGTCTTGATGAATGTGTGTCAGTAGAACTATGCCGAGATTTTTGACATAAGAAGAAAGGTGCTTGAAGCTGACACCACAATCAATCAAGATTTTATTGTCAAGGATTACAGCATTGCCACTACTTCCTGTAGCTACAACGTTGTATTCCATCACAAATCACTCATCGAAATTTCTTTGTTTTCTGTTTCTGTAGGTTCGTCCTGCTGAATAACTTCCTGCTCTGACTCTGGTTTTCCGACTTCTTCGGGTTCATACATTCCGCCGAGGTCTTCCATAAAAGTATCTCTCAATGCTCTGACTTTAGCTACTTTTTCGACCATTGTTGCACCCTTTGTAGCCCAGTTACTATTCAAAGAACCACCTGCTTTAGTTTGTGCGACTTCTGAAAAAGCAACGCTACAGTATGTAGGATACTCAATGTCTTTTCTGTAAACTTCCGCCCAACCGCCTACAAGCTGTTCTGTTCCTATGTCGTAGAAACAGCCCTTTCGCTCGATTATTTCACCATTTTTCGTTTTTACAATAATACCACTACGCAGACCATTGTAGTTTGGGTTTCTCAATGCCTTTTTGAATACAGCATCTTTACCAACAACAATTTGTGCAGGTGCATTTCCGAACTTAATAAGGTACGCTTCTTTCAGGAAAGGGTTAAGCTTTCTGCATTTGCAAAGTTCCGTAAATGCTTTATATTCCTGCAATGTTATCTGTCCGTTACCGCTAACAACAAAGTTCTGAACAATCGGAAAAGTTAATTTAATTTCCTGTCCATCCAGCTCATATGTTATCGTGTATTCGTTTGGTTCACTCATATACATATTCTCCTTTATCCAGAAATTCTTTTAGTTTTTTTAAATTAAGTTTACTTGCCGTAACTCTAAAACTTAATGTAAATTTTTCTTCAACTTCCGGCTCGTAAACATAATTATCTTTTTCTTGTTTTTCTGAGATTTCTTCAATTGCCCTTTTACGTTCTGTCACTATCGCAATAGCTTGTGAAAGAACGTAACACTGTTTGTACTCTACAAGAATTTCATCTGCGTATTCCTGCTCACGAATAACCTTTACATCTTCCGCAATCTTATCGAGCTTTTCGGAAACAGTTTCTTTCAATTTCTTCATGCTCTCAGACAATGTAACTTTAATACTTAAATCCTCGTAAGAAACAAAATCCAACTTTTTAAATTCTTTATATTCTTCAAAGTATTCTTTGAGTTCATCTGTTTTCTGGTTTTTCAAAAAGTTTTCTGTTTCGTAAATTCTCATTTGAATTACCTTATCAGCATGATAATACTGGTTTGAAATACATTCTTTATAAAGCAGTTCAAACTCTTCATAGGGTTTGAGGATTTTTTCTTTTACTTGCTTGCGTAAGTTTTCCCATTGTGCCAGTTGCTTCCTCATGTCAGCTCTTGCTTTTTTGCAATCTTTGACAGTTTCTGGTGTGCAAGCCATTGCTCGTATCATAGAAGCCTGCTCTTTGATATCAAGCTTTGCTTTACGCATACTGGCTTCGATTTCTGAAAATTGTTTGACTTCGTAATTCATATCACCACTCCTCTTGGTTTACTTATTTGGCGGAGGTCGCACCTTAACGCTTACTTCACCAATAAAATGTTCCATCATCATCATAATAACCACACACCGCCAAGATTTTGTGCAAAAGAGCTTCATCAAAATTAGGAATGCATTTAAAAACATTAAATGTCTTTTTACTAACTGCCGAATATCCACTGTCTATTTTGTTGAAAAGCATATCAAAGTCTATTGAAGCCATAAGCTTTTCAAAAGTCCAGTCAGTTGGCTTATTGAATGTGAATATTTTCTTGTTTAAGTTTTTGATTTCTTTATCGGAAGTTATATCTATGCCATCGAACTGAAACCCATTAGTATTAAATACACCAAAATTTTGTATACCGATGTTAAAAAAGCCTATATTGTTTCTGCCTACATTGCCTATACCAAAATTCCCAGAACCAACGTTTATCTTGCCGTGATTATAAAGACCTACATTTAAAAGTCCAATGCTTAATGCACCTATATTGTCTCTGCCTATATTTATATTTCCTATGTTGCCTACTCCCTTGTTGTCTGAGCCTATGTTTGCAGAACCTTTGTTGTGCTTTCCGATGTTTGTGGAGTTTTTATGTTTGTTCATACGTCAGCAGTCCTTTTTTTCATCATCGTAAACGTCAGAGATGTACTTGTACCATTCCTTTTCCATCAGGTTGAAATACTTTTCAAGAAAGTCTCTTTCTTTTTCCTCAAAAAAGTCGTCTGGTACATAGCCGTTCCAGTAATCAAGGAAGTTTGATACCTCTTTTTTGTCATACTTCTTTCCTTCACTGAAACAGTCTTCACATAAGCCATCTGCTTCCTCATCAATACGGTCGCCACACTCTTTACAGAATGTTCCTTTCGGGTCATTGTAATCGTAATATTCTGACATTATACTCATTACAGTTCCTCACTCTCTACAAAAATTGCTTCTTTCCAGTCGAGTTCCGCACACTTCTTGTCCAGTATGTAGTGTCTTTCGTTCACCGACATATTTTCAAAAGAAGATTTGTTCGCATTGAAATACAGGTAGCGGAAATCCTCTCTTGAGTAAAAACGAACGCCGTTTTCATCATCTACATATTCTGCGATATATACCTTTGGGTTTATCGCAATCCCCTCGTTAGGTATCCGGATTACAGGCAACTCCGGATATAAAACCTGTAAAAGATTTATCTTCGATTCCATCTTAGCTTGTCTATCTTCGATTACAGCAACCGTCCTATAGATTGTAACTGTCCCCAAAGTAGCACTGAGAACACAGAGATGTATCTTCTGAGTTTCCTTGTACCTGATAGCGACAAGATTTTCTTCTTCTGCCATAAGACACTTCCCAAACACCGAGAGTTCCTCTTTATCTACAAGCGTAGCTTTCACCGGCTTAGTGTCTGGCGTGCTGATATTGTTTATGTATGTTTTACCGTCAGAACATACATAAAACGTACGCATGAAAACGTTGTCCACATCGACTGCCTTGCGAAATTTCTTTGGTGCGATATATTCTGGAATTATAAGTGTGACAACATATTCATCTGTAAGCACTATGTATTTACCATCAAGAACCTTTTCAAAAAGATACTTGTCGACATTGCCATTTTTTATATCTTCCTGAATTTCTTCGTACAGCTTTTCAAACATTAAATTTTCTCCTTTCTTCTTATTCTGAATTTATATCTGACCGATTTCTTCTCTTTTGCCTTTACTGGCGAAAAGAATTTTCTGCCTATCTTTCTTAGCGGAACGCTTCTCCATAAGCCCCATACTGAAATTGTTCCGAATATCAGCATATATATCGCCAAGGTTTCACTGTTCCAGTGTCTTGCCACTGCTATCCCTGACATAGAGAACAGTGTTGAGAAACCCACATAGGCACATACAGTAGCGATATGACTTCCCATCTTACTTACTTTTTTCATACCTTATAACCTTCTTTAATATGTAATCATCTTTTTCTAATGGTGTTTTTAACATACGGTATATACTCCATGATGACACTCCAAATGCTTTTGCTGCTTTCTCCGCACTTGAGTATTCCTCCACACATCTTTCACCGTCTAAGGTAAATTGAAGAATATGTGTTTTTTACGGGTTCTTTGATTTCTACAGTTTTTGGCTTGTCCTGTAAAAAAAGCGGACACGCTGTAATGTTGTAACTATCTCTATGAGTGATGTTTGTTTTTATTGTCACAGGTGTAGCCGTCCAGCCTTCAACTGGTTCAAATTTGTCTGCCCACGGACAACCTCTTAATGGTAATGCTCTCTGACAGTCAAAACAAATATTTGCCACTACATATTATCTCCTTTCAGTATTGCTGTAATCACACAAGTTCTCAGCCCGGACTTTCCGTTTTCGTAATCCCTAAGAAAGGGATAACTGACCGTCATAACCTGAATATCTTTCCGCCTGCTATAGCGGTCAATTTCCTTTCGGATTTCTTTATCCGTGCCGTCAATCTTTATTCGCATATACGAACAACAACGTCTTTTGTCAGAGCTTCCAGACTGTCACAGGTTACGTTCACTTCATGTTTGAAGCCGTTGTTGTATGTAACCTTGACTGTTTCATCGCCGTATTCGTTTGTGGTGTACTCTACCGACTTCACACCGATGTCCATTGCGATAAGACACGGTTCGAGGTATTCTTTTACGAAAGTGTCTTTTTCAAAATTAAAATGGCTATTTTTATACATTGTTATCATGCCTTTCTTTCTCTCCTGAGTATGTTTTTTACCGCCAAGTTTATAACATCTGAAACCTTTTCTTTGTCATTGTATTCTGCAAGACAGTTGATAACCTCAATAATAGAAGTCGACAAAAGAGCCAGTATTTCTTCCCCAGTTCCTTCGAAGTGCATATTGTAAGACTTCTCAGTGGCTTCAATTTTCAGAACACATTCATGCTCTTCTATCATGTTTTCACCTCCTTTCCATTCTGAATTCCGCTTCTATTCTGAACATTTCTTTCACATCAGCGAATAGACGTTCGAGAGCTTCAATCTCTTTACCTTCTTCTGTTGTTTCACAGATGACCACATCAACAACAGAGGCTAACACTTTCAATATGTCAGCATTGTCGCCGTCCATGGAGAACTGAACGAAATCATTGCCTGCTTAGATAGTCAATTCACATTCATGCTCTTCTCTCTCTATCATGTTTTCACCTCCTTTCAAGGTACGTCATGGTTTTCTTTTTCAATTATCGGAAGAACTCCATGTTGTTTCAAAAGTCCGTACAAGAAAAGTCGTCCCTTTTGTGTCCAGTAAGTGTGTACCGATGTATGGACTTCTCCATCACGTCCGTTAAATATCTGCGTTTTGGTTGACGCATATCCAGCTTCCGAGTATTTCTGGTATAAGAGCCAGTTCTTATTTCTCTTAAACTGAATTTTCTTTTCCGCAAGGAAGTTGTTCAGCCATTGTGCAGACTTGCCGTAGTCTTTCGCAATCTGAGTTACGCTGACAAGGTCTTTGCAGTTAAGAACGATATCGTAGTAACTCGCCTTTGGTTTCATCTCTGATATCTGACGGGATTGTGCCATGACAGCCGTCTGAAGCTCTTCGTTCTTTTTCTTCTCAGCTTTAAGCTTCTGTAACAGTCCTATCATGAAGTCTGGATTTTTCGTGACTTCTTCAAGAACCTGTTCTGACATATAAGCACCGTGCTTGCGGATTGACGGAAGAACCTCAGAAGTAACCCAACGCTTGAACTGCTTTGCTGTTGGGAGCTTACTTGAAAGTACGAGAGAGTATAAACCGCTTTCGTTGATGATGATTATATCTTGTTTTCCTCCGGGGGTGTCCATTTTGGACACCCCTTTATCTTCACTGTCAACATACTTTCTTACTGCTTTTGCGGATTCTGTATATCCGAGGTTTTCTGCAATGTCTTTTCCAACAAACCACGGTTCTCCATTAATTTTCAGAGTTCTTATTTTTCCGAACTCTGAATTTTCAAAAATTTGAATATCATTCATGGTATCCCTCCTTTTCGATTGTTGGAAGAATGGAATTCTCTTTTAAAAACCTGTAAAGAAACAATCTTCCTTTTTGTGTCCATCTTACACTCACTTCATCATCTTCAATTTCCGTCACCGTATAACCCTGATTAGCGTATTGTGGACGTAAGAACTGTTTGCCTTTTTTGCTAAAGAGAATGTTCTTATCTGCAAGAAAATCTTTAAGCCAAACAGTTGTAATGCCATAGTCTTTTGCGATTTCTGAAAAACTTACAGGTTTCTCATGAACAAGTATCACGTCACGATAATCAATCCTGCTATCTTTTTCAGCTATCATTTGTTTCTGAGCCAGAAACAGAAGTTCAAGTTTATTATTTCTTTCCCTTTCAGCTTTGAACATCTGAAGAAGCTCTTCGTAGTATGGTGACTGTCTTACGCTCGGAAGTATTTCATCAAATACCCACTTTTCAAATCTTTCAGCAGACGGGAGCTTACTGTGAATTATCAGCCTACAAAGATTTCTTTCGGATATGCAGTTAAACTCCTGTTTTCCACTATTAGTAGCAAAAAGATGTTTCTTAATTTCATCTTTTCTACAATGAAGTTTCAAAGCATAATTCGTATCTTTATAACCCAAAGCCGTAGCTACATCTTTCCCGCAGAACATTACTTCGCCGTTTTCGTCTATGTAAGTTCTCACTTCGCCGAATTCAGTGTTTTTATAAATTTCAATTCCGTTCATGTCTTACTCCTTTAAGTTTTTTTAAGATATGGGCGATTACATCAACTGTCCATCCGTTCCCAATACATTTATACCTCTGAGTGTTAGAAACTCCTGCCGTATAGTTATCAGGTAAAGTCTGCAATCTTTCAGCTTCCACAGGTGTCAGCTTTCGAATAATATAGTCACCATCGGGCAAGTCGATTTTATACAAACCTGTTTTCCCTCCCCGACCTCCACCATTTGCAGTTAAGGTAATAGACTTTCCACGAACAGAATAGATTCGTTGTCCTTGTCCACCGTTGCCGAATGTACCTATACGAACCGGTTTACAGACCAAAGAGTCTTTCTGTATAGTTGTCAAGCAGTTGGATTTTTCATCTTTTCGTACTTCGATTCGCTGTTCAGTCTGACCTGTAGCAATGTATCTTCCTCTTTGTGCAGCTCCATAAATCGGAACAGCAACCATTGTCCGCTGTTTTCTCTCCAAAGTGTTATATAACACAGCACCGTTGTAAGATGAAGTCATACAATAGCTTTTGTCCTGCCACGGCAAGCCGTCTTCCAAAATATCCGCAAGCATAATGCCCTTATCATCGGGCTGTGTAATGTTCGGGATATTCGTCCAGTAACAACGTCTTCTTTGCTGTGCTGACACAAGAGCTGAATTTATCATTATAGGTTTCACACCAAGTTGCTTGGAGATAAAATCCTTTATGTTTTGATGTATACTGTTATTATTTTCGTAAAGGAAATACCTGCACTCACTTTCACGCAAAGCACGAACATACTCCATAAAAAGTGTTCCACCAACACCATCAGAAGTAATTTCTCTTCCTTTCTTTGCGATAGACCAGTATGTGCAAGGTGAACCACCAAGCAGTAAGTTATAGCCCTTAAACTGTGTAAAATCACCGTCAAATACATTGCCGTGATGATTGATTTCGGGATAATTCTTACTTGAAATTGATATTGCGTACTTGTCAATTTCAAAGGCATCATAAACTTCTACAGGAATACCTGTGCGTTCAAGAGCTACCATTCCGCAAGAAATTCCGTCAAACAGGCTTAATACCTTCATGCCTTACTCCTTTTCATAAGAAGTCTGAAAGTTTCTCTGCCTTTTGGAGTTATCATAGTGCGAACACCGCTCCATGAAGACTTTGAGCTTTTGACTTTCTTAACTTCAAACAGTCCGTCATTTTTATTGGCATATGGCATAAGCTTTTTGTTACCATCTCTGAACACAAACTTGTTGTCGAGTAAAAACTTAATGAAGTTTCTTTCACCAACTTTGAGTTCCTTTGCGGTTTCACGAAAACCCGTAAGAAGATTTCTGTCAACAAGGTCATCAAAGTAATCCGCTTTTGGCTGCATGATTTTGATTTCCTTTGACTGACTTTCGACCTTAAGAGCCAACGCCTGACGAACCTTTTCTTCTTCTATCCAACGCTCTGCACGCTTGATAGGGTCGGAAATCATGTAGCTGTCAGTCTGATTAACTGAGTATGAGCCAGTTTTACGGATTGACGGAATTACCTCGGGAGTAATCCACTTCCTGAATGGTTTAGCCTGTGGCTTATCAGAACGAAGGATAACAGCGTAAAGCCCTGATTCATTAACAACTGTCATTCCCTGTGTTCCGCCAAGGGTAGGAATTTGACTCCTACCCTTTTCGTCTTCTTCAAGTCTATCTGCAACTTTGTGAGGACTTGTTAAGTTTAAAGTCTTGCAAACGTCTGTGAGTACAAACCACGCTTCACCGTCAATTTCGACAACTCGGATTTTCCCGAAATCTGAATTTTCAAAAATTTGTAAATCCATATTATCTCTCCTTTTCAATTTTCAAGATACCGTCTTTAATCAAGAAAAGAATTTTCTATAGAGTTTCTCTTTATCTTTTCTGCTCATGATTTTTAAAGCAATTCTCATGATGAACAGGAAACACTGATTACAGTTATTATTATACTCGTTTTTCGCTGTTTGTCAATACTTTTCTGGTTTAAAAATTGCATGAAAATTCGTCATTTTTTTGTGCATTATGCACGTTTTCTGAGTAAACTTATTGACTTTTGCTCACTTTCCGTGCATACTATAATAGTAGAAAGGAGGTGAAAGATATGGACGTATTAAAAACTGTCACCAAAAGGTTGAAAGAAATCAGAGATGCTCATGGCTATACATCTGATGATGTTGCTAAAGTTGTGCAACGTTCCCGTCAAGCATATAATAGATACGAAACAGGAGTAAATCAACTTAACTACGAACAATTGTATGCGTTAGCTAAATTTTATAACGTTTCGATTGATTACTTCTTTGGCTTAGACACCGAAAAGATGTCAGAAAACGTTTCAGCTATGTCAGATGATGACTTAGATAAAGCTATTATTGATGGCTACCTTAATCTGAATAAAAAAGAAAGAATGGATTTCCGTAACACATTACTGAAAGCTCTCTCAAAACTCATCGGTCTGACAGGTCTTGACAAAGTTTTGACTGAAAAATCAGACGAAGACAAGCCAGAAAAACCAAAAGAAATTGAAAGCAATAAAACTTTTTCTTTCAGAAAAGTCGGACGTAAAGACGGAGAGCCTACAGACATAATCTTGACACAAGAAGAACTTGACGACATCATGAACCAACCAGACGATGTAGATTATTAACAAGAAGAAGTGCCATCATATCTCTCAGGAAGTATGATGGCGTATTTTTATTTTGAATTTACAAATAAGATAATATTTGTATTTGTATGTAACACAAAAGAAAGAGATGTGTTTAGATGTGCTTAAAAATCGCTTAAAGGAATTAAGAGAAACAAGGAATCTCACAAAATCTCAGGTAGCCGATGGTGTTGGAATTAATGCCAGAGCGTATATTTCTTATGAGTATGGCGAACGAGATGTGAGTACAGATGTTCTATGCAGACTCGCAGATTTCTACGGAGTGTCCACAGACTATCTACTGGAAAGAGAAAGCAACCCCAATGGCATCGAAATACTTGTAAAAGAATTCGGTTTGTCTGAACTTGAGAAATTATTTATGCAAACTTATCTTGAATCTGAACCAAAATTCAGAGAGAGCTTTGTTATCTTCGCTGAAAAGATAGTCGCAAATAAAGAAAAACGCACAAAAGAAAATAGCCAGACATAATCAAAGTGAAAGAAACCTGCCTCAATAGTTACTTTCTAATATACCACTATACCGCTTGACTGTGATATGGTGGTATATTTTTTTATTCTCAAAAGGTGTTATTTGATACAAAAACCTGTGATTTTGAAAATATTTTTCGTTTTACTGGAAGTAAAACAGTATAATATTGCTATAATTTTTGCTATATATTTTGCAATGACAAACACCTGCAAACTCTGTAAAATAGGGCTTGGAGGTGATAATATGACGAACAATTACAGAATCTACAAAGATGTAAGAAATGCAAGCTGGCAGTTCCTTATCGACCATCAAATTGGAAAATTGCCGATTGACTTAAAAAGCATAACAACCAGCATGGACATTAAAGTCTTTGCAGATAAAACTCGAAAGATTGTTTCACTGAAAGGCTACGGAGCAACAATCCACCAAAACGGTATGACTATTATAGCTGTAAGCCCCAACTTACCCAGACAGACGACACGTTACACAATAGCTCACGAAATTGGTCACATCGTTCTTGGTCACACGCTTAGTGGTATGCCTACTCTGACATCGGCGGAACAGGAGTATCAGGCTGAACGCTTTGCAATTGGTATTCTTGCTCCTGCCTGTGTGCTGTGGGGACTCGGTTTGCACACACCGGAAGAAATCGCAAAAGTGTGTGATATCAGCATGACTTCCGCAAGGATAAGAGCTGAGCGAATGGAAATCCTGTACGAGCGAAGAAAGTTTCTTACTGACCCCCGTGAACGTCAGGTATTTCAGCAGTTCAAGCCTTTTATTGACAGCATGAAATAATTTTTTTGCCCCTGTTGTGTCGAATTTTGTCGAACCATGTCGAAATGTTTTCCTCGGAAACTCCTTGCTTTCTGTCAGAAAAAGTGGTATAATTTATGTATACTTCTGAACAGAAAAGAGGTGATAATATGGAATTAATTAAAAATGCCTTCGAAGGTTTAGGCTTTGTTGTAGACACATTGCCAGCTTTGAAAGCATTTGCTGTAGGAATGTATGACCTTATCGCAAGCAACGCAATACTCAGTCTTCTTTTTGTGCTTAATGTTGTTATTTTAATTGCTGAAAAGGTCAGCCACAGCAGATAAGAGATGGGGGTATGGCGAGATGTCCGCACTCAGAGGGGTAATAAAAATAAGGCGTGAGTTATTCTCACGCCTTATTTTTTTCACTTTACTTCATGTATTGTTGCGGTTTCTATGTCGCCATTAACCACAGTCGTTTCAACCCAACGCACCACAAGTTTCTTTGAACCGTCTTCGTCATTGCACCAATAACGGTGTGGGTGTCCACGTCTGATATGGGCAATCATTTTCTTACGTGGTTTCTTTTCGCCCGATTGTTTCTCCGCTTCAACATCTTCGTTAATCTCTTTTATTATCTGATTTGTTTTACGAAGAACAGAGCCTATACGTAAACCGACAGCGTTTTCCTGTATCATCTGCGATATTGCACCTACAGGAGCTTTACGTTTTGCAGTGGGCTGATATGGCTTGATATCAGCGTTTACATATGAAAGATAAACTACGAGTGGAAATACAGTACGGCACGCATTTCTTTTGACCTTGCTTAACAACAAGAAGTTCAAAATCACACCGTCAGTGTTACCGCCACAGCCATCCCACGTTTCCTTTGAAACACCTTCAGATTTTACAAGACTACGATAAGAAAATGTTTTCATTTCTTGTTCTACGTCCATAAGAAATTCAGCTTGAGCCTGTAAGTCAAATATTGCAAAGTGTCTTTTCTCAGGAACGCTTCTGATAATAAATTCACTCTCTTTTGTCTTCAGAACAAAAACATTGCACGGTAGACCGAAAAGAAATTCGACAGGATATTCAAAGTCTTTCTGAAAATTTGAAACCAGTTCATTTTCAAGGTCTGGGTCAAAGTTGTAAATCTGACGGAATTCTCTCCAATCACATATGTAAGGAACTACCGCAGACGTATAAGCTTCACCATCAGCTTTGAACTCAAACATGAAATCTTTTGCTTCATCATAATCCACAGAGTGTGGTTTCCTTGCTTCCGGAAATCTTTTTACTACAGCTTTCTCTATCGCCATTACCTTATACTTGCTTTCCATATTATCACCTCAATGCGATTTTACAACTTTAAGTTATGCTTGTCAAGCAATCCGACAGGAGTGTTGTATGTTTTTGTAGTCATTTCATATCAGTCCTTTCATGCATACCACAATGCTGTTTATTTCGTTCTACAGCCACGCTATTAAACGCCGTGGCTTTTTTTCATGGAAACTATGCCCACAGCTAAAACGCTTCACTGTAGGCAAAAATAAACTATTTACGGGAATTCCAAGGCTTCGCTCGGAATGCCTCTTTTTTTTGCTTGTTCGATTATTTGTCGCTTTAAATTCGGAAGTGCAACAAATAAGTCAAACTCTTGTTCTATGTTTGAATATTCTTCCTCAACATATTTGTCGATATCTTCTTCCGAATATCCATTTTCCTTAAGCTCTGCAATTTCTGAAACGTAACCTGGGTACTTGTTAAAATCTATGCCAATTTCCGCATAGAGTTCTTCTCCGGCAAACTCTAAGCCGAGCTGTTCTTCAAGGTCTGCGGTAAGATAGTCAACGCCTATGTCACACATCTTACCTTCACCCTTTCGGAAGTCAAGGGTGATTTTTTCGATTACGACAGCATAATCGTCGTCATCATCTGTGACGATAGTAGGGATTGTTTCCAAAGTCGCCCTACTTGCGACTGCTCCTATATATATGAAGTATCCGTATCCGTCAACGTCAACGCCATATATATGGTCTTTTGTGAATATAATTTTTCTCATACTTTCCTTCCTGTGAGGTTTTAATGGGGATTCCTCACTATCCCCTCTGGCTGTCTATATTATATATCATTTCATACTAAAAGGCAAGTATTATAAACCATAATCGTACAATTGTACAATTTTACGCATTGTTATATATACGATTACACTTACTCCCAGTCATTTCGCCTTTAATAGAAAAAAGAGAGCTAAAGAGGGTAGGTTTTGACAACCTCCTCTTTAACAGTTTACTCACCCCGTCACCCAAAGGCTCTCGTTCTTTTCGCCGCCGCCGTTATAGAAGTTGTTGTATCCCCATTGTTATCTTATTCTCTTGTTATAATCCCCTGTTGTACTAACCTTGTTGTAGAGAGTTGTGAGCCACGCAATTTCAAGGGGTTGAAGTCGGTTAGCCGTAACATCTTTCTTAAAATGCCACACTACAAGTATTCAAAAGCGACATAATTTTCTTATGAATACCGTCACTAAAAGTACAACAAGGTAGCACAACAATATACACATACCGCAATAAAAAAATACACCACACACAAAAACTTTACGAGGTTAAAGGCAAAAAAAATACCGCCCAAACGGACGGTAAAAAAATATTTGTATTTCCTATTGCTTTTTTTTTCATTATGTGATATAATGCAAATACGAACATAAAAAGCAGAACACATGAAAAAAACCGTCCTGCAATCTATCAAAGGCTTCCACCTCTTT